AGTCCTGTGGCTGTGAATTATACTACGACAGTTTCCGGTACAGGTTTTTCGAAAGGAACAACCGAATATTCCGTTGTAGCAGCGGTCAATACTGGTACAGCAAGAGAAGGGTCAGCAGTTGTAAAACAATCGGAAGGAACAAAGCAAATAACAATTACGCTATCACAGGCAGCAGGCACTTCCGCTTAATTTTTTATTGACGTGAGTAGGAAAAGAGACAAAAATAAAAATCAAGGAAAGTCAGACCTGTTAAAGGGTCTGGCCAGCCTTTCTTTGGAAGATATTGTAGGATTGCAGAAAACTCTTCCTACTTTGCTTCAATCCAAATTACAGCAGATGTCTCGTTCTGATGATTTGGAAAATCTTTTAAAAGCTAATTTGTACCTGGATAATGTCAATCAAAGACAGGACAATGTAAAGGCTGTGTTCTTTAATCCAGATGAAGCAAGTGATACGGGAAGAGGATATAAAGACCCTATGTTTTACGGGTCGCTTCCTTTTGAAGTACTTCGAAGGATGGGGGACATTTTTGTTGTCCGGGCTGTGGTGAATACCCGTGTTGAACAGGTACAGAATTTCTTGCATTTTTCAACAGATGAACAGAAAGAAGGTTACACTATCCGAAGAAAAAGAAATCCTTTTGAGAAACAAAGTACAGAACATTCAAGAGAAGATCAGATAAAGATAGCCTATATTCGTAAATTCTTGGAAGAAGGCGGTTTCCATGACAAATGGGAATCTTTTGATACATTTCAGGATTTTGGGAGAAAAGTTGTGTTTGACAGTTTAACACTTGATCAGCTTGCCTTTGAGATTGTAAGGGACAGATCATGGAATTTGGCGAGATATCGTGCCGTAGATGCTTCTTTGATCCGTTTCTTGGACAGCATTGACCCTAAGTTCCGAGACGAGTTTGAAAAGTACCGTTTCAAAGGTTATCTTCCTAAATATTGTATGGCATGGCAAGGGCAGATCATGGAAAATCCTGTTACGCATGAAAGCGTGATCTTCTATCCTTGGGAACTTGGAATAGGTATCCGAAACAAATCCACTAACATTTATAAGAATGGGTATGGCACTTCTGAATTGGAAACTTTGTCCAGCATTATGACATGGATATTGTGGGGATTTGAATATAATGGATCGTATTTTTCTAAGGGGTCAAGCCCGAAAGGAATCATAAATGTTAAGAATCCGAACATATCTCAATCTTCTTTGGATGAGTTCAGACAGGCTTGGCAACAGACTATGGTGGGTACACGTAACAGTCATAGAACGCCCATTATCAATGGGTTAGACCTCCAGTGGTTAGATTTGAGCAAGAACACCAACCGAGATATGGAGTTTAGTGATTGGTTAAAATTCCTATTGGTCATGGCCTGTGCTGTATATCGTATTGATCCGTCTGAGCTTGGTTTCCAATTCAAGGATCAAACTAATATATTCGGACAAGCTGGACAGAAAGAACGTTTGCAACACTCTAAAGACAAAGGGTTAAAACCTATCCTTGTATTCTTGCAAGAGGTAATCAATTATTATCTTGTTTCTGAATTGGATGAAGATTTTGAATTTGTCTTTACAGGTGTGGACGCAGAGGATGAAGGTAGACAGGTTGAGATTGACGCTAAGAAGATTCAAAACGGTATGGTTTGCTTGGAGGATATTTTTGAAAAATACTCTGGACGTAAATTCAATCCCGAAACGGATACTATCCTGAATCAATCTTACCAGCTTCAAAAGCAAATGCAATTACAGCAAGCTATGTATGGTGGAGAAGCGATGAATGAAGAAGTGGATCGTCAGATAGCTTCGGAAGAAAAGGAAGATACACAAAAATCTTTCAGTTCGAATCCTATCATGGATGCTGCTATGTCTTACATTGAGAAGAACTGGGGGGAATCGTGAACGTTCGATATGTAAAGAACATAAAAGTCGAGAAAATGCCGTTGGTGTCAAATATACATCATCATGTTGACCCTATGCGTTATCCTAAAGTACAAGAAGGTTATGAAGGGATGGCGCAGGTCATTTTCTCGACACAGATAAACAATATGTTAATGGACTTGACGAAGAAAATGGTTAGTCAAAAATCAAAGTAGGTCTATGTTATTCACACTGGAAGAAATACAGCAGTTGTTTTTCATTGTTGATTATCGTATTGCACGAGTGATTGCCGATGTATTGGGAAAAGATTATCTCTCCCCAGACGACATAGATGTACTTAAAAGGTTCGATTTTGACTTAAAGACAGAGATTCTAAAAATACCACCTTATTGGCAGGCATTCATATTTGGGCGATTAGCTGCCATACTTTCTCCTGCGCAGCTTTCTTCGCTTGATTTTAACGACTTAAAACAATATGTCGAAAAGGAACAATACCCGGCATTGACAACAAGGGAAAAGGCAGAATACAATGCGTCGGCTATGCGTTCTTATTCCTATATAAAGGGAATGGGAAATAAAATAAAGGATTCTCTTTCTTCCACCATATCGGAAGAAGAAATAAAAATAGCTGTTGCGGAGCGAGAAAGGGAAGTTGAAACAGCTATTAAAGAGGAACTTTCAGAAGGGGTTCTAAAAAGGAAATCCGTTCAGTCTATAGTAAGTGCGCTTGGACATAGATTGGACGAATGGAATCGTGACTGGGGACGTATAGTTGCTACCGAAATGGAGAATATTTTTCAGATAGGTACGGCTCAAATGATAATGAAAGAACATGGCATCCATGCTAAGGTATATAAGCAAACAATGCCACAAGCCTGCCGGTATTGCTTAAATGCCTACACTACAAATGGCTATGGTTCTAAGCCAGTTATATTTGATTTATCCGAATTGATTGCTAACGGAACGAATATAGGCAGAAAATCAAAGGATTGGAAGCCTGTTTTAACAAATATTCACCCTTTTTGCAGATGCAACCTCCGTTACATTCCAGATGGCTATGAATGGGATGATAAAACACAATCTTTTGAACCTAAAAAAGTGGAAGATAAAGATCGTGTTGAGAGAAAATCAAAGGTGAAAATTACAGTAGGAACAAAACATTTCGAAGTATAATGAAAACAAGGACAATTTTTAATTCTGGTTATATCAGCATACCTACAGTGGATAGTTCAAAATGGATAAAGGATATTCAAGTGGGAGATGTAGTAAGAACCATTTCCGGTTATAGGAGAGTGGTTAGGGTAACGCAGTTTGAACCATCATCTATACCTTGCGTTTTGGACGTGTGTTATATTACCGAGGACGAAGCCCTTGAAAAGGGGTATCGGGAAGATGCGTTGCATAGGATAACGGAAAATTCTTTTGTTCTGTGTGATAACAAGGTGAAAAAGGCTAATAGGATACGTCCAGGAGATGTTATTATGCTTAAAAATGGTTGCAAGGGCAAAGTAACCAACATTATACGAATACCTATTGATAATGTTTCGCAATATTTTTATAGTTTTGAACTTGATAAGCCGGACTTCTTTTTTGCAGATAATGTTTGCATCCCGGACGTAGTTTGCAGCAGTAATTCAAAATAAAGAATGAGATTAGTTGAAAGACATATTGTAAAAGATAACCGATTTGAAGATATTTGTTTCAAATCAGGTCTGTTGTATAATTATGTCTTATATAATGTACGTCAAGGAATTTTCAACGAAGAGTATCTGAAAGAATATGAATTTTCAACCAAACTTTGTAAAGAAAACCAATTTGATTTTAGAAATCTTCCGACTGCAATTTCTCAACAAGTAGTTACACAGGTATTTTCAAATACAAAAGGATGGATAAAGGCGAAAAAGGAATTTGAAAAGAATCCATCTAAGTTCCGTTCAAAACCGAAATTACCTAATTATAAGAAAGGTAAGAAACAGAACATGGTTGTGTTTGCAACAAATGTTTGTAGGGTCAAAGATGGGTATATTTATTTTGTTAAAAACATAATTCATCCAATTAAGACTAAAATAGGAGATAGTAAGCTATGTCAGGTTAGAATCATACCTCAAGCCACATGCTATGTAGTTGAAGTGATATATGAAAAGAAAGAACAAAATTTGAATTTAAACAAAGATAATGTTCTTTCGATTGATTTAGGATTGAATAATTTATGTTCATGTATTAGCAATGTAGGATTAATTCCTTTCATTGTAAACGGACGAATTATGAAATCTTTTAATCAGTGGTACAATAAGAGAAAAGCTAAATTAATGTCTTTTGCAGGAGATAAAGGAACTTCAAAAAGACTTAGACAACTTAACAATTATAGGAATTTTTGGATAGAGGATCATATTCATAAGGTTAGTAGATTTGTTATAAACTATTGCGTTGACAATAATATCGGTAGTCTTGTAGTAGGACTGAACAAAGGATGGAAGCAAGAAATTAATCTTGGAAAGAAAACAAATCAGAAGTTTGTAGAAATTCCTTTTTCAAGACTTATAGATAAAATCTCCTATAAATGTAAATTAGTTGGAATTAGTTTTTATCTTAGCGAAGAATCCTATACATCAAAAGTTGATCATTTGGCTTTTGAAGGATTAGAAAAACATGATGTTTACTTAGGTAAAAGAAAGAAACGTGGATTGTTTCAAAGCTCTGTAAATAAACTGATTAATGCAGATATAAACGGAGCTATTGGAATTGGAAGAAAAGTATTCGGTGATTCTTATGCAAGTAGGATAATCGATAGTGGGTTAGCGTTTAACCCTATTAGAGTAAACATTTTATAATGTGAATTTGATAAATAAAATTTTAAAATTTTAATGACGTGGGACTGAATTTGAAAGCGTTACTTGGTTTACAGACGCAAAAAGAAAAAATAGATGAGTATAAAGGACTTCTTAAAAAGGAAAGAGAAATAAAGCAAGAAGTAGATTCACTTGCGGAGAATTACTCTTTACAAAAGTCTCAATACGATTCTTTGAGAGGTAGCGACAATGCGGAAGCTGCTATGAAGGCAGAGAGTTGTTTCAGCGAGTTCTTGAAACAGCAATCAAAGGATTTAATGAGTGTTTACAATAGAAGAAATTCTATCCAGAAGTCGATAGAGAGGCTGGAAAACGATGAAGATTTTGCTGAAATGGCAAAAGATATTCGTCACCTTTTTGAATGTCGGGAACTTTGGAAACAAGGGTTGATTAAAAAATCGGTTTATTTTGATTTGTTCAAAGCAAAGCAAGGAAAGGTGCAATTTGCCGATGTACTGGTTTTTAGAGGTGACAAACTTCTTATCTTGAACCGTGTGGGAGAAAGGGGAGCAGTATCGAACGATTGGTGTATTCCAGGAGGTCATGTTGATCCAGGGGAAACTTTCTTGCAAGCAGCCAAAAGAGAGCTGTTTGAAGAAACTGGCATTGATATGTCGGAAAGTTTATTGATTCCTGTCGGTAAGTATATCCCCAAAAGAAAAGGGATAGAGATTCACTATTTTATGTGTCATATTGACGATCAGACACCAGTCAATATCCTTGTGGATGCGGAAGAGGAAACGGGGTCGGAATGGATCAATCCTTACACGGAACTTGATCTTTACAACTTCATTTTTGATATGAAGGATAATATCAAGCGTATTCTTGGTATTGAAGTGCCGGATGAATTTCAATTGGTAATGAAGTCATTCAAGGACGGGAAAATATCAAAGGAAGTATTTACTACCTATTGTGAAAAGAATCCTGAAAAACTTGAAAAGTCGGCAAACAAAACTTCTTTTACGCATGAAGAAAGAAAGGATTTGGCAAAGAAAGGTGAAGCAATGCCCAATGGCAAATATCCTATTCGCAATCGGCAGGATTTGAAAGATGCTATTCGTTTGTCCGGTAGTTCTTCTATGTCGAAAGAAGAAGTAAAGAAATGGATCAAGAAACGGGCAAAGGAGCTTAATCTGGAAGACGAATTGCCGGAAGACTGGAAAGTAGAAAAAACTATGGATACAGCAGACGCACATGTATTGCAGCGTGAATCTTTGGATGGTGAAACCAAAAATATTGTTCGTACAGAGGATGGTGTAGGCGAAGGTATTGAAAAGGCTATTACTTTCAAGAGAACTATCTATGAAGAAAAAGAAGTCGAAGTGGTAGAAGAGCCGAACAAATACACTTACGGTGAGTTTCATATGAATTTCTCTGATAATGATGGTGGAAAAGGAGATAAGTTTGCTGATTTTTTAGGCATACTTCAAAAGGTAACTTGTCTTGGTAAACCTTTTTCTATTGTTATTAAGACAGAAGAAAATGGGGAACAAGAATGGAAATGGAATGGTAAGTTTCGCATTGAAGGCACTACCAAAACAGAAAACATCCGAAAATCGACAGAAGATGAATTGTCTGTTGAAAATGGAAATACCGAAGAAATCGAAAAGTCCAAAAAGACCGATAAGAGTATTTTCAACACTTATCTCAATTTTCTGGAAGGAACTAAAACACGTCTTAAAAATATTCATTGGGGTGAGGAAGATAATTCCAAGCATGTCTATCTCGATGAACTTTCAGAAGAAGTTTCAGAATTTGAGGATAAGATTGCGGAAGCCGGGCAATCGGGATTCGGACGATTCAAAGACGGGGAAATCCAAGGGGATGAAGTGAAAGAGGATGATCCGGTTGCTATTTGCCAAATGATATTCGACAAAACGATTGAGTTCAGAAAAGAACTTGCTGAAAAGGATGAATACATTGGCGAGGTAAGCTGGATTGATGATTTTCTTGCAACACTCAAACAGTCTAAATATAGATTGCAATTGCATTAAGGAGTTTGGAGATAAATTACGATAATAATTAATAAAAGTTAAAATATTGAGTTATTGTGATTTAATTCTAATTTTGCAGTATTTTTGAGTGTTATAAATACGTTTATTTCAATTTCAACCAATCAAAATGTTTGATAGTTTTAAATTATATGTAGATTTGGATTTGGAGAAAGCCAAAAGCGCGGTATCAGAGCAACAATCTCCATACGCAAACATGGTATTTTCCGGTGTCGCTTCCGATTCTTCAAAAGATGATGAAGAAGAAGTCTTAGAGCCGTCCGGGTTTATATATGATAGATTTTTGAAATCCGGTTTGTTTAACCTCGATCATTTGCCCACACGTTCACCTATTAACAAAAGTCGTTTTTGGATTGGTGAACCTATTGAAGCCTATGTGAAAGACAATAAGTTTTTTGTAAAAGGTAAATTGTGGGAAAAGTCGCCGGAAGCCCGTGCTTTTTGGGATAAGGCAATTGAAATGCAAGAATCGGGTTCGACAAGAAAACCGGGTATGAGCGTAGAAGGTAAGGCGTTGGAACGGGATAAGAAAAATCCCAAAAGAGTGACAAAAGCTCTTATTACAAACATTGCTCTTACAATGACACCGGTCAACACTAAGACCTATTTGGATATTGAAAAAAGTAAGGGTGGTAGTGTGAATGATTTATTGGAAATGCAGAAATCTGCTATCCTTTTTGAGTATTGCACCGAAAATGGGATAGTTCAGATAGATAACAATTTTAAGGTAAATTTCCAAAAGTCGCATTCTTTTGATGTTGGTTCTTTTTGGGAAATTTACAAATCAGTTCAAAAAGGAAGATTGGATAGAAGTGTTCTTGATACACTTGTAGAAAGAGTTCGACAATAATTTTTTAAATAGATAGTATATTATGTAAACTTGAATGAATTTAAAAACGATCCGCTATACAAGGCACTCGAAAACTCTGGTTTTAGTGCGGAAGATATTGCTTCTATGGTGGAAAGAGGTGATGTAACTTTTGAGAAGTCTAAAACTGTTGCTGAAATGAAGGATTCCGAAAAGAAGGAAGAAAAAAATATCGGCAACGATAAGAAGCATGAAGATGCTCTTAAAGAGGACGAAAAAGAGGACAAGAAAGACGTAAAGGATTTGAAAGAAGACATCAAGGAAAAAGAAGATAAAGTTGAGAAATCTTTCTCTATGGAAGATATGAAATCTTTCGGTGCTTCTTTGGCTGCCAATATCGTAAAAGGAATGACAGAGGTTATGAACGAACGTTTTGGTAACATTGAAAAATCTTTGGAAACTTTCGGCGCACAAACTCCATCTTTCAAAGGTGTTCAGACTTCTGCCGTTTTGGAAAAATCTATGAAACCAGAAGTGGACGAAGAAGGAAAGACTTTGTTGTCTGTCACTAAACAGCGACCTTTAGTTACTGCTGCCATCAATAAGGCTATTGAAAACGAAGGAGAAGAACTTGAAAAATCCATTGGCGATGATGCTTTAGCTTTCTTGGCAGATACGCAAGCCGAAACTATTGGCAAGAACTTGGCGAAGTTCATGTACGAAAAGTATAATATCAAGTTCCACAAGTAAGAAACAATTCGATTGAATATAATATAAAATATTGATAATCATGGAATTATACAATTATAATGATTTGGCAGCTTTTGGAGGTAGCAATAACGTTGCTGACGTGTTGAAAGCTATGGAAGCCGGCTTACAGACCGGTATGCAATACAACGACCAGATTAACAATGGTGGAGGCTTGAAAATAGAATCTTTGGATGCTTACATCAAGGTTCTTACCAACCGTTTGAATCAGTTGGTCGTTTATAATGAAATGCCGAAACAGAGAATCGAGAATACGGTTCATCAGTACAACCAGTTGTACAAATATGGTGAAGATGTAGGTATCTTCAACCGTGAAGGTGAAACACCGGAAGAAACCGATACTCAATACATTCGTAAATCTGTTATCGCTAAGTTTATGGGCTTGACAGGTCAAGTAACAGACCCGGCAATGTTGGCGAAGTTGGCAGGTGGTATGAATATGTACACTCGTGAGGTACAGAACAAGACAACTCTGTTACTTACTTTGATTGACACTAACTTGACGAGTGCGGATTCTACTTGTGTGGAAGAAGAATTTGATGGCATTTTCCGTCAGCACATGATGGGTGTCGCTTCTGCTGATCGTGGTTCTACGGAAGGTATGAGCACAGAACAGATTTTGGATGCTTATTATGGCTCTGCTGCCGTTATTGACGCACAGGGTGGTATTTTGACTGATGCTTTGGTTGAAGATGCTGCTGATGCTGTTGTAAACGTTTACAATGGTTATATCGACCGTATCGTTTCTGCTCCGGCTGTATTTAACAACTATGTGAAGAAATTCCATGAATCGAAACGCGTTGTTGTCGGTATGGCTAACAGTGTTGTAGGTGCAACGATGGGTCAGTCTGTAAACAATATCGTAACGCAGTTTGGTAGCGTTGCAGTTAAGAGCGATAAGTTCTTTGACGTTCGTAAACCTATTAAGGCAACTGCTACTGCTACTTCTCCGAAAGCTCCGGCAACTCCTGTTGCAGGTGAAACAAAATCGGCTGTTATTGCAGATGCTAAAACTAACTTCACATTACATGCAGGTTCTTATGGTTATCTGGTAACCGCAAAGAACCGTTATGGCGAGTCTGCTCCGCTTAAATTGACAGATACCGCTTTGGCTGTTGCAGCTAATAAGTCAGTTGACTTACAATGGACAGCCGGTGTAGGTGGAGCTTATCAGGCTACCGCTTATGTGGTTTATCGTACTAAGAAAGTAACCACTTTGACGGATACGACAGAATACTATCCTATTTTTACCATTCCGGTTTCTATGCTTGCTGCTGGTTATGATGGTGCGGCTACTACAAAGGTTCGTGACCGTAACCGTATCATTGCAGGAACGAAGTCTGCTTTGATTTACTACAATGATAGCCAGATCAACGAATACTTGCAGTTCGGTGACACTCGTAAGATCGACTTTGCAATCACCGCTCCGTCTCGTAGATTTGCAATTTTGAACTACGGCACTCCGGTTTTGTATCAGCCCGCTAAGATGTGTCGTGTCATCAATATCGGTGATGAAGGCTTAGGTGCATAAGAGATCATAGGAATTAAAATAAACAAGAGGGAAGGAAAGGGTTCTTGACAACATCTTCCCTTCCCTTAATAATTTAAATTTGAAATATGGTAACAATCGTATCAACAATCTATAAGAACACTGTTATCCAATTTGGAGATGAACTTGTGAAGTTTACGAACGGTAAGTCAACCGTAAAGGATAAGACTTGGGAATATATCAGAACGGGCGGCTTTAAAGGAATCACTTCTTTGGAAGATGCAGAGAATTTGGAAAAGGAAAAATCTGAAAGAGAAAAGGATGATGAAGCCACTATCAAAGTTCTGAAAGATGAGTATGACTTTGAAATCAAACGTTTGAACGGTATTATCAGCGACAAGAACGCTCAAATTGAAAAAATGAAACAAGCTGCTGATGTTTGGAGAAAAGAGTGTGAAAGATTGATGAATGGTGGAAAGCCAAAAGAAATAGAAGAAGAGAAAGAGAAAGAAGAAAGTTCTTATAATGAAGAAGAAATTGCTTCTTTGAAAGAAGATATGTCCAAAATGTTTTTCGAAGATTTGAAAACTCTTGCTATTGAAAATGGTATGTCTAAGCAAAAGGCAGGAAGATTCAAAGAAGAAGATCAGAAGGACGAACTTATCAATGCGATAATTTCTTTACCTAAAAAATAAAAGGTTATGCCGGGACAACTGACGTTTACAATAAAATATAAAAAGAACACAGGATCGGTCATTTCGGTAGCCGAAATGTGGAACAACTACTTGTATGGTATCACTATACAGGCTGGAACTGGTACGGCTTTTTCTGATGATGCTCTTAGAACTTATCTTAGTGCAGCGCAGAGAGAGGTTGAGAACTATTTCAATCTTAAATTTGTAAAACAGTTGGTTGAATCGGAAACGCATTCTTATTACAGGACAGATTATTTTCAGCAATTCCCTATCATACAAACCAACTGTCCTGTAAGAGTTCCTCTTGCGCTAACAGGTATGTTGAATAAGATGGAGCAGATTATTTATCCGCAAGCATGGCTTACATGTGAAAAGGATATGGACGGGATAGGGAAACGGAGAATGAGTGTAGTACCTACTGGGGCAAGTTCGGTCAGGGGAAATGCCGATGTTATTCTTACAGGTATAACAACTCAAATAGGATTTCAACGGTACACAAACATACCGGACTATTGGGATATTCAGTATATAACCGGATTTGATTTGGATAAAATGCCGGTTGATTTGATAAATCTGGTTGGTAAGCTCGCTTCATTCGGCCCGTTAAATATTGCTGGAGATATGATATTCAATCTTCCGGGTATTGCGTCCATGCACCTGGAGATAGACGGACTTAAACAATCCATAAACTCTACTGCTTCTGCTGAAAATGCAGGGTATGGGGCACGTCTGAAACAGTATCAGAAAGAAATAGAGGAAACGGTAGGACGCATAAAACTTGTGTACGATCAGTTTAAATTTTTGGTATTATAAGGAGGACGTATCGTGGCAAAAAGCATTTTACAATCACCTATTCCGGCTTTAAGCAATGCAAGTCCTGAATTTATGCGTTCAGAGTTCGATTCTGCTGTGTATTTGAAAGGATATGAGGTGGTAATCGAAAAGGCTTTGAGATGTCCTTGTAACGCGCCAGATTCTCCTTTGACGGATTGTCAGAATTGTTTCGGCACAGGATATTTTTATGTGAACCCTGTAAGCACACATGCACTCATAACCGGAATAAACGGAAACAACGACTATAAACGTTGGTCGGAAGAACTGATAGGAACTATCAATGTAACGGTGACGGATACAGATAAACCGAATATGGGGTATTTTGACAGGATCACAATTCAAAAGGAATATTCTTATTTCAGCGAAAATCTTCCTGTCAGAACAGACGGAGAGAACTTTTTCATATTTACTACTTATAAGCCGTTATCCATATACAGCATACATGTGTTTGATGGTTCTACGATGCCTTTAAGACAACTTTCAGTGGCAGATTACAAAGTAAGTGATGCGAATCCTTATTGCATAATTTTGACTGCTGATATGGCTTTAAACCCAGTTGTGAGCGTTTATTATCAGCATCAACTGGAGTTTCATGTATTGGATTTCCCACACGAAGTACGTGCTTCATGGAAAAAGAATAAGGAATCAGGACAATTGGAAAGAACAAGGCTTCCTATCCAGGCGGTAGCAAGAAGAACGCATTTGATAGTCTCTGAAAAACCTAATTTCGACGGTTCTGGCGTTATTTTGAACGATAACATACAAATGAAAGTGGTGGAATGATTTTACCGATAAACATAGATTTAGGTGATCTTGTGGAAGAGTTTAATCTTTCAGGGGATCAATCTGTGTTTTTAGGTTCTTCCATTATTGATGCGGTTGTCTCGGAATATCAGCTTAGGTGGCAAAATCTTATATCAAGCGAACTTCATAAGACAAGGAATGAATATAAAAGGGGAGTTTTCATAGAAAGGGAATCCCCTTTGTCTGTTACATTTGGATTGACAAATAGAGAATCTTCTATTCCTTTAATGATAGAAGAAGGGCAACCACCTTTTGATGAAAAAGAAGGATTTAGAAATTCCCCAAAAAGAAAAGAAGCGGAAGGTGGAGGTTGGTACATTGATATTCCTTTCCGTCACGCAACTTCGGAAGCGGTAGCGGATTCTGGATTGTTTTCAACTATAATGCCTCAACAGATTTACGATGCAGTTCGAAAGACAGGAAGACTGGGAATTGGAAATTTACAAGGAAGGTTTGCCGAAAAAGGAGAGAGGAAAGAGATAAACAGGTTGGGAGTAAACAAACCATCTTACATGCACAAAGCACCTATTTATCAAGGCTTGACGAAAGTAAACATTGCTTCTACTGCAAACGAAACAAGAAGTGGTTACTTTACATGGAGAAGGGTAAGTGACGCTTCTGATCCTAACAGTTGGTGGAATGGTGGTATTATTCCATATAAGCTCATGGACAAGGCTCTTGAACAAGCTAAAATAGATGTTGTCGCGGATAGGGTTATAAACGAATTTTTAAAGGCTATTTAGTTATGATACAGATAGTTAAAATAAAAAAGATTGTAGAAAGTTGTTTGGAATATGTTCAGACTGACTTTGAAAGTAAAAACAATGAAAAGGATTCTTTCTTGTATAAGGTGTTGGGAGACACGCAGGATGGTTCTTACAACTTCTATGAGCAGGCAAAGAATTTGTTTTTGCGGAAAGAAACAAACCCTAACAACATAAAGGTATTGCTGGAATATCCGAAGGACAGAGCAGGACTTCCATCTTATGTGATTCGTGAACCGGGAAAGAAAAGTGGTATCGCTAATTCTATAGGTAAGATAGAATCTTTTATGGGTGGCGTTCCTATGTACAGAGATACAAGACAGTATGGACTGGAAATTATGTGTTTTTCTGTAAATATGAACGAATCAATTTTGATGTCAGAAATTTTGTATGCACTTTTACTTGGTTCTTGGGATTTATTGGCTTCTCAATTTCTTAAAATAGAGTTTTCCATGAAAGAACTGATGATGGAGAACTATTTGATGCCAACTCCTATTTTTATCCGTTCTATCGGATTGGAATTATCTTCGGAAGAAATAGCTCCAGGGCTTGTGGACACTACTTTACTTGGAAAGATCCTCTTTGGAAAGGTCAACCAAGTGGATAGTATTGCTCTTGGTGATTCGACTGCTACAGATGGGCTTCCTGGGGTGGAATCGGAAATTAAAGGCAGTTGGTAGTACGTTGATTGAAAAATGATTACCTTTGGAAAACAAATTTGAAGAAGGGAGTTTATACAACCATCTAATTATTTGGAGAGAATAGAGGGAATAAAATCATATAAATTCGATGAATAATTAATTGAAAATCAATAAGTTATGAGTACATCTTTTATTTTCAATAACAAACAAATAACTCTTCCTGGCGTTTATAGTCGAATTACAACGTCAGAAACAAGCCCTGCGAGAACACTTGACTATTCAAAGACGATCATAGTTGATACTGGGGTTTACGGTGCTAACTGGTGCGGTGGTTCTGGCGTGGCTGGAGAAAACTATCAGAACTTGGATGCAGTTTACAGATTTGACACTCTTGCAGAGTTCCGTTCTTTCGTGAAAGGCGGCATGTATTGGAAGATTGCAGAGGCACTTTTTACACCGGATTATTCAAACCCTGCCTCTACTGGCATTTCACAGCTTTTGTTCGTTAGAGCCGCACAGACAGCTTCTGCAACTATCACTTTTGCAACAACGGCAAGTGGAACGTTTGAAGTTAAAACTTTGGACGAAGGAAAGGGAGCAAATGGTACACTTTCGGAAGCTGACAATCTGATTACTGGTTATGGCGTTTCTATTGTGGCAGGAGAAGATGATCCTGAAAAATGGATCATGAAGTTTTACGTTGGCTCTTTTACCGGTTATGCAGAGGATGGTTATCCTATTGGAGAAACACCGGAAGATCAGGCAGCACCTACTTTGGTATTGCAGTCGCCTGAATTTAATAATATTCAGACTTTGATTGATTGGGCTAAATCAGACTCCAATTTTGCGAATTTGTTTGTATTGACAAGCAATGCAAAGAAAGAAGGTGAAGGAACTGTAACGGAAAACGACGTAGCAACGGCACTTGCAGGAAAGAAATTCGTACTTGCAAAAGGCGGTACGGAAACTTATAATGCCGATTACATGACACAGGCTCTTTCTGCTATCACAGGGTTGGATTATAGTTTTGCTCTTACAGATCAGTTTGGACAAAATGCGGATTCTGCGTTACAGAAACAGTATATTGCCCACATGAACAGCCAGGCAAAATACACCCATTTCTTGTTTGTTGGAGGATATGCTGATGCTGCTAATTTCTCTAAATCGCTTGATTTGGCAAAAGGATTTAACAGTGAACTTGTCCAGTTGGTACATGGAGGCGCAGGCATGACTTCTGGTATTACAGGTGTAAAAACACGTTGGTGGGGTGTGATGTATAATTTGTGTTGTATCTTGGGAAGAACAGCTGGAAAACCGCCTTATATTCCTGTTACAAATAAGACAATTGGTATCGACAAATTGCAGCATACACTTAGTGAGACAGAGAAGACGAAGGCTTTGGATGCCGGTATGCTTGTGACGGTTTACAATGATTACACGAACAATTTTGTTGTGTTACAAGGTGTGAATACTTTGCAAGATAACAAGGTGTTATTCAACTCCAATGGTCAGAGCCACAGCATTCAGTTCATGCGTATTGTCGCACAGATTAACAAGGAATTGGTTGTAAATGCTTCTATTGATCTGCTTGGACAGGAAAATGGTGTAAATGTCAATACTTTGTCTGCCGGCGCAGTGAAGGACTGGACGGTTGCTTATTTGCAATCCAGAGTAGCAACGGAAGCACAGGATAACTTGCTTCTTTCTTTTAAAGATGTTGTCGTAACAAGACAGGAAGATGCTTGGTTTGTTACTTATAAGATTGTTGTCAACAATGAAATCAACAAGTTGTTCTTTACAGGCTTCTTAATTCGTGGATAATAATTCTAAAACATAGATATTATGCAGACATTCAGTGCACCTATGGCATATATTAAGATCGGCAACGAAACAGCCGGTTTTGTCAGAAATATTACCGTACAGGAACAGATCAATCGTGTGGATGTACAAGGGTTAGGTAGTTTGCCTATTCAGGAAATTCCGCCTGTATCTTACAGATGTTCCGCAACTGTGGACCAGTTCTTTTTGTCTTTCAAAGCTCCGGTGGTAGAAGCAATGATTCATCGCTTGGGAACTTTACAGGAAGTACTGGACACTCTTACATTTGCAGAACAAGGTTTCTCTATCATGATCTATAAGAAATTGGTTCAGAACTTTGATGATGCCCGTAAGATGGTGACGCAGGTTGACCCGACAGGTCAGACGGTTGCTCTTTTAACTCCGTGTTTCATTGAAAATCAGAATTGGCAGTTGCAAGGGCAATCTGTTTCAAGTTTTAATGTTAACATACGTTATCTTAACCCGATTGTAACTGCTGAATATTAACTACATTTAACAAGATAAGTTATAAAATTTGTTAATATAAGGGCTTTGGATTGATTTTGTAAGAATAAAATAAGTTGCTATATTTGCTTCGTTGCTGTGAAGCAATTACATTCAATCTTATTATTCATAATAAAGGAAGGTGGGCGTTTGTCCACCTTTTGTTTTTAGAAATTATTATTATTTTATTTGTTTGGATTGTAATTTTTACTATCTTTGTGGCGTGTATTAAAAATTCAAGGTGATTATGAGCAGTAGATTTAAAAGTTTAGCTGATCTTGATGCTGCTTTTCCTACAGAAGAAAGTTGCGTAAGATTTTTGGAAGCCCTTAGATGGGAAGATTCTTATCCTATTTCTCCTTATAGTAGAGGAGCTAAGATTAGGATTCGTGGTAATGAGTATATTTGTTGCGATACAAATAAGGCTTTTGATGTAAAAACGAAAACTATCTTTTTTAAGACATCAATTCCGCTTATAAAGTGGTTTAAGGCTTTGTGGCTGGTTTTGTACGATGATACAATAAATTCTGTTGAAATGGGCAGAAAATTGGAAGTAACTCAAAAAACAGCTTGGGAGATGATGAGACGAATAAAATTTTGTTTAACTAATTCAAATTGTAAATGATATGATTAATAAGATTGAGTGTAAAGGTGTTCTGCAATTAGGCGGTATGTCGATTTCTTGCTATGTTCTTGAAAACGGAATGAGGGTTTTGTCGGGGAGAGGTATGCAAGAAATTTTAAGAATAACGGACGAAAAACAAGGTGGGACGAAATTGCCTACTTTTTTAAACAATTCTACAGTTAAGCCTTTTATTTTTAGAGATTTAGAGCCGGGACGATTTCAGCCTTTAGATTGCTATCTTGGGAATCAAAAGGTAAATGGATATGAAGCTACTGTGTTGGTGGATATTTGTGATGGAATGCTTGAAGCAAGAAAGCATATTGAATTGAGTGACAGACAAAAAATAATTGCAGATCAATGTGAAATTTTGGTTCGGTCTTTTGCCAAGGTTGGAATCATATCTTTGGTAGATGAAGCTACAGGTTATCAATATGACAGAGAGAGGTTTGAGCTTCAAAAAATCCTTAACGCCTATATATCGGACGAAATATTGAAATGGCAACTTACTTTTACAGATGATTTTTATAAAAATATATATCGTTTATGGGGGTTGCCATTTATCCCTAAATATATTAGAAACAAGCCTTCTTTTATTGGAAAGCTAACAAACAAATATATTTATGAATTGCTTCCGCAGGGTGTTGTAGATAGAATAAAAGAAAAAACGGGCAAAACTTCAAAGGGGAATTGGAAATATAAGTGGCATCAATCTTTGACACCAGAAATAGGGAGAGAACATTTGAAGAAGCAGATTATAGAAGTTACAACATTGATGTCTGTTTCTCAAACGAAAGAACAATTTGACGATCTGTTCCAATTGAAATACAAAACACCTCCTATTCAGTTACAGACAGAATTTGAAGAAAATTCAAAAGAAGAAATTTGTGATGAATTTGATTCTTCTATGAGTAAAATCATAAGGACTTCTTTTGAATCAAATAAAGAGAAAGGGAATGAGTAATTTTTTCAGAAAGCGGAATGAAAATTCCGCTTTTCTCTGTTTTATATGTATATTTGTGCGTATCAATCAATTAATCATAAAAACAAAGTATGGGAACAAAAGAAATTACAGTAAAAGGAAGAAAGTACGAAATTCAATTTCCTAATGTAGGACAGTATTACCAGATTGAAGTAAATAAGCAGAGACTGGGAAAAGGAAGTTATAACTCGTTGATTGGCAACCCTACTATTACAGCGCAGCGTGCGTTGGATATGATTGATGTTGAGGCAACTTTATCCGTTCTTTGTCCGCAGTTGGTTGCGGATTTGAAGGTAAAAAGTTTCTCGGAACTTGGATTGAAAGATTTTAAGGAGATCAGCGATATTTACATGAACGAGGTGTTTCCTTTCTTGAAAGAGGCTGAAAAAATACTTTCTTCTGTGGACTGATGAACCGGGAAGAATATAGGAATTTCGTCATAAAATGGAATAACACTTTCCCTATTGACAGGTGGTTTAGGAACAAGCACAATATTCCTTTTCTTTCGGAAGAACATAAGAAGTGTGATTTCTTTACTGAACTTATGGAGTTCGAAGAAGAAAAGGCATTTTATGAACTTAGTCAAGAAAAGAAAGAAAAAGAGGAAAGAGCGCAAGAATATATCCCCAATATCGGGGATTGGTTGAAAGCACCGGAAGGTGAAATTTCGGAACAAGATACTGCCTTCTATGAAGATCAGATGTTTAAGATGATAGAGATGGAGCAAAAGGCAAAAGAAAAAGGTAAGGAAAATGGCGGATAATGAAAAAAGACTTAGGGTGTCGGTAGATGTCTCTCAACTTAGGTCGGTCGGGAGAGATGTTGAGAATATGCAACGAAGAATAGTCGAAAACAATAACGACATTATTCGTCAGCAGAACGATGCGCTCAACCAACTTAGGGAACAATTGAACCTTTTGGGACAGCAAAATTCCGAAAAGGGTAGACAGACTGCAACACCCACACGTCCAGTTATCCAACCTACACCACAACCGGAAGGAGAAGATCAAGAAACTGCAACACCTACACGAAGGAGAAGAAAAAAGCAACCGGAAGCGGACATTTCGGGAGAAAGAGGTGAATCCTATCAAGATAGAGGCACGAGAGCTATCGACTTGTCAGCTTTGCTTGGTGTAAATCAAGAAGGCTTTCGTGATATTGTGGAAGCCATTTCTTCCGGTAATAGTGATTTGTCTGATATAACAAAGCAAATTCTCCAAAACGTACAAGCAGGAGCACGTGCTTTAGAGGGAATACAAGAAGGTGTCTTTTCTATTGATGAAACTTTGTACAATCAAAGAGGTACTTCTGCGGGTGGATCGGGAATACAGCCTATTCCAGTGCCCACACCATCACCAGTGCCAGCAAGAGAAGAAACACCTATTACAAGAGAAAGAAGGGAAAATGTACAAAGAGGAAGTGACAGAAGTACAGCTACTAACATTGCCACAAGAGTGATTTCCGGTGTTGGAGCTACATTCCAAAGTCCTGCTGCTATGGGTGGAGGACTTATATCTTCTTTGGGCGGAATTGTGGGCGGTGTAACCACTGCGGTCGCCAATGTCATGGCGGGAATTTTCACTACATCTGTTGAAAAGGCTATGGAAGCGCAAAAGAGAACCATACCTTATGCGCAGACAATGGGCGTTTCCGCAGGACAAGCCATGCGCACAGCCTTTGGAGAAGGTAGTTATGCTGCTGGTGCTCTTGGAATGAATGTAGGAGAGTATATTCAAAGACGCACCGCACTTATCCGTGCCGCCGGAGGAAAAGAGGGAACAGTTGCGCCCGTACCGGAAACACAAAGTTTGATGGCTGTACAGCGTTTATATGGACTTAGTGATCGTACTGTAATGGGAATGCAAGGGGCGATGCGTTTTGCCCGTACAGAGGAAGGACAAACAGCTTCTTCATCTGCTATTATCCGTTCATTTGAGCAGACAATGAAACAGCTTCAAATTCCTCTTAGTGAGATTGCCTCTACAATGGATGAAAGTATGACTACCTTTATTCGTTCTGCTGACGATATTCTTTCCCGTACAGGTGAAATAGATGCAGCAAGCATAGCTTCTATCATGCGTGCTGTTCGTTTGCAGACTGGAATGGAAGGTAGGCAATTGGAGCGCGTACAGCAGGCTTTCATGGGACAAGGGATTTCACAAGATGATGTAACTCAAACTCTTTTGTTCCGTGCTGCTCAACAGGCTACAGGGGCGATGAATCCTTCCGAGGTTCTTGCTGCTATGGACGATTTATCAAGAGGCGAAGGGGATAAAAATATAATGAAGCGGTTTCTTGAATCATTAAAGGAGATATCGGGAGGAAGTCTTGAAATGCTTCGTCACTTGATGCGAGGTGCTTTCACAAATCTTTCTTATACGGACATCAACAAGATAACAGAGCGCAGGGATATTGATTTTGGAGAGTTCTTTGAGAAAATGGAAGAATCCAGACAAGCACTTAGGAGGCAGAACGATCCGACAAACAGATATGAACCCACTGCTGCCGAAAGAACGGTTACGTCTGGTGAAAAGATGATGTCTACCTATGAAAATAGAATGATTGGAATTGGTGAAGCAAATATAGACAGGTTGGGCAAAATGTTGAACGCCATAAATGGAATCTACAATAGCATAACGAGTTTCCCTACTGCTGTTGAGAATTTATTTACACAATATAAAGATGCTCTTGACAGGGGAGATGGAGCTACGGCAACGGCAGCAAGAACGGCTTTGCAGAATTTCCCAGGCATTATGATGGAAGCGTTTTTTAAAAAGATGATTAGATCGGAGGAATAATCTATGACAGAAAAAGACAACAACAAAACAAGTGTACCACCAATATATCCACTTCCAGCGTATAGGTATTCTACCATACAGGATTTTATTGATGTATGGCAAAAGGTTGTCCCTACTGGGAAGAAAAAATACACTCCATCTGAATTATTGAAAGTAAAGAATGAAAAGGGGGTTTCCAATCTTGATATTATTTGGGGGACTTATGACAAAGAGGAACAAGCGAAATACAAAAGCGATTATGATTCCGGCACATTGCCTTACGTAAAGCAAGGGACAACTTTGTTCTGCCCGAAAGATGATACGCCATTGTCCCTTACAAAAGCTGCAAAAGAAGGACAATTTGTATCACAAGGAAGTTTCAAGGCTTATTGGGGAGAAAACTATGAAAGCCTGATAAGTGATGAAGAATATTTGCCCGATACAAGTGTAACTTCCTCACTCAAAGGGACAGGAATAAATGCTAAGATAATCTCTATGAATGTAAGGGTATGGGTATATATTAAGGCTTTGGATAAGGTTATGGACTTATCCCCTTACGTTTTGCAGGTAGTAACGACAAAATCAAAACAGACGGGAGAATTTACCATTCTCCTATCACCTTTTTATGCCAACGAAAGTTCTTTTGCTTTTGGAGAGTCTATTGTGGAACAGTTTAATCTTGTTTCTAATAGCGGAGCACAGGTCAAGTCTTTTCAAGAAAAGTTTATTCAAAACAATGATATAGTCTTTATCCGGTTTGAACGTTTAAAAAAGGAAAAATCAACGGGAGATTTGGATTTAGGAAAGCAAGTGAACTTGGAAATCCCTGTTTCTAAAATAGCTAAAAACAACATTTGGGATATGATAGGTTTTGTGGACACTTGTACATCCTCTTTTGCAGCACAAGGAAACGTAAAATCTATCACTATAGATGGAAGGGATATAAATAAACTTTTTACAGAGGATGGCTGCTATTTTATCCCGTTGCTTAACGCTACTGATACGTTTTCTCATTGGTACGAAATGAGTGAGGATAGTATTTGGTTCAAAAGGAACGTTCTTACAGGAGCTTTTTCAAATCTTTTGTGGTCATACGCAGAAAAGCCTATACGGGAGTGTCTATGGTTTATTGTAAACGTCATGTCAACAATAGGAATAGCCAAAAATAGTGTATTTGATTCCTGGCAAGACAAAAGAACAGAAGGGTATGATATTGGAGCAAAGGAAAAACGTCCTGTTAATGGTGTTTGGCAGATAGTAAAAGTATTTGTGGAGGATATTCTCGAAAAAAGAGTTCTTATCGATTCTTCTATTGCCAATCCGAACGGCACGTTATTGGAGTATATGACAAGGGTATGCCAGTTCCCTTTGGTGGAATTTTACTTTGACACCTATATTAATACGATAGATATAGTTGTAAGACAGCCTCCATTCAATAAGGATGCTATTTTGGGAGCTTATAAGAACGGGCAGTATGTGACGATTACTTCTGGCAATTTGCAAGGATATGATTTGTCTTATGATACAAGAAGTTATTCTTGGTATCAGTTAAGAGTGATGGACAATCATGCCGGACAAAGAAACACAACAAGTCTTGCTTTTGTTCCTATTGTGTATTTGGATGATTATGCCGAAGTGTTTGGTAATAAGAAAATGTCTTTTACAGACCAATATTTGAACTATAAGGAAACGGACGGAGTAAACAAGACGCAGACATTATCCAATTTTCAAGAAGCAGCATTGAATGATCTCATATATATTCTGGAATCAACAGCTTACCTTCCTTTCACAAGGACAGGTACAATTACAATAAATGGCGACAGACGGATAAAGGTTGGCACTTTCGTTTATTTTGAGCCAACAAATGAATTTTTTTATGTATCTTCTGTTGTCAATAATGTTTCTTTCTTAGATGGAAATTTACAAAGACAGACCATTATACAAGTAGAAAGGGGTATGTACGTGCCAATTCTTTCCAATTCTTTCTCTTCTGTAAAGGATAGACAGGATAATGCAGGGAAAGAAAGTAAAGATGTGAAACCGGATTATTTCAAATTGGTTGATTTGACTGAAATGAAAAATGCAGTCAAAGTAGCTCAAAAAGATCAGATCGCTACGCTTGTTTCTCCAAAGGTGGATAGGGATCAGTTTGAATATTTTCTTAATCGTAAGATGTTCAGTTAGTTATGGCAGGTGGAAAAGTAAGAAAATTGAATGCGTCCCCCGAAGCAATTTCATTCGGGTTCATTGTTGTTCCCAATGGAGTGGACAGGGATTTGTATGTGGAAACTTGTTTAAGGAGAGGTCGTGTTTCTGTCATGGGAAATGGGGGAGCTTTCTTTCGGGATATTTATATAACAAATGAAGTTTTGGCTAATATCGAGTTCCCGGAGAAAGAAAATGAACAAGGGTCGGCTGTAGTAATAGCGAGCAACCCGTATGACGGTGTTCCTATTGTGATAGGGAGCTATCCGAGAAATGATCAGTCTCCTATGTGGAAAGAGAATACATTCCAGTTCAGAAAGACAGTAGGGAATGTGACAGCATCCTTATCGGTTGATCCGGCTAATAATGCAGTAATTGTTTCTATCAATTCTCCTAAAAAAGCATCCGTAAAGGTACTTGCTACAGGATCAGAAGAATCGGAGGTAATTGTTGAATCCACTGGAAGCGTGAATGTGACCGGAGGAACAAATGTTTCCGTAAAGGGATACACACAGATAGAGGCAAAGGTTGTGAATCCAGAAAAACCGGAAGAAGAGGAAAGAAAAGTCTCTATGGATTTGGAAAAGGTTTATTTTCATTGGAAAACGGAGGAAATGGAACAATCTTTGCAAGTGGATAATTCCGGTGTATCGGTAAAGATTGGGGAAGATGTACAAAGCACGATAACGAAAGAACAGTTAGATTTGAAAACGGGAGCATCTACTTTGAAAATGAACAACGATATTATTGAGTTTAATGGTGGGGGATTGAAAGGTCTGGTTGAACTGGATAATCTTACAAGTAAATTGAATGGTTTTGTAAATACATTCAATTCCCATACCCACAATGTTCCGGCAGGTTCATTTCTTGTTGGAGCAACGGCTGGCGTGCCAAGTCCCGCTCCTGTTCCCGTTACATCTCCCATGCAATCGGCGCAAAGTTTTGTTGCTTCTGATTATGAGAATGAAAAGATAACACAGGGTTAGGATATTGGGAAGAAATTCGTACTTTTGAACAAGTTAAAATTATAAAGCCGTGGCAGTTTTGGATTCAGTGGTAAAAACAGCGAAATCGACACTTAAAAATTTGGGTCGCTCCATGATGGCAGCGCAGTTCCCGAATGATTTTGAAGTGTATATGTGTTCTTTGGAGTTGGCAGATTCCAAAGGGAACACAATTGATGTCTTTACTTTCCCTATCAGCCCGGAGAGTATAGATAAGAGTGAACCTAAAAGAACTACGGTAGTCAACACGGCAGGAGGCATAACAGTACTTACTTCTCCTGTTTTTATGCCGCAGACAATTACGATAAAGGGAAACTTTGGAAGGACATTCAAGATTCTTTTAAGCGGTTCTGATAGCGTTTCGTTGACAGGTGCAGCTTTTAGTATCTCGGCAGGAAAGCGTTATCTCTATCAATTACAGGGAAAATCTACAAGTTCTCTCACTATGCCTTCCTTTGATGCCGGCATCAAAACGGGATATGGTTGTATCAAGATATTACAATCTATCATAGATAAAAGCAACGGAGTGGACGAGAACGGGTTTCCCATGAAACTTTTCTTCTATAACATGGCACTTGGAGAAAGCTATCTTGTTACGATTCCACCGCGTGGCGTTAATTTCAGTCAGAGTATATCAAAGAATATGATATGGGAATACAATCTTGAAATGACTGTTATAGCTCCTTTAGAAGCGGTTTCGGGAACAAGTGGTAGTAAAGGTTCGCTTTTGGAAATGTGCGCCTCTAATGTGATACAAAAGGGCATAAATGAATTTGCAAGTTCAATCTCTAAAGGTTTGTTGGGCAATGGATGATGCTTTCGAAAAATTTTACAACGTAACGGGATATGATATAAAGTCATATTTCCAGAAGTTTGTTGATTTCTGTGCCAACGATTATCCTCTTATTGTGGACTATTATAGTAATGGTGGGGAGATGGACAAGGATTCTTTTTTGCGCCTTGTGGAACTTGTGAGAGAATCGGAAACGATTGAGCCTTTGTTCATCCTACATGAAAATACTTTGGATGACATTTCCATGTGGGATATTCTGGACAACTTTACAGAGACACAGACAAAACTTTCCACTATTAAAAGTTCCGCAAGGTGGCTTAGAAGTTCTTCTTTAGACAGGAACAATACTTTGCAGATGGAAAAGACACTTCGGACAGGGGAACGGTTTGAAGATGTATCCAGACAGCTTAACAGTACCAACCCGGAAGATGATTGGATGAATATTACAATACCGCAGTATATAGAAGAAACTGATTATTCGTTCTCTGATGGAGGAAACAAGTTCTATATCAATCTAAAGAACGCTGGGAATAATTATCTTGATACTGTTGTGGATGTACTTGTGGGAGATAATATCTTGGGACGTGACATAGATGTGAATTTTGTCTTTGAGAATGACGATTTAAAGATAGTGATAGGCGATGATGCGATCCGACAGGCTTTGGATACTATTCTTTCTTCTCAAAAAGGTGCTATACCAGAGTTTAAGGATTATGGAATTACAAATGAGTTCATAGGAACAACGGTGAACGCAATCCAGTACCCTTCTATTTTTAAGGATGTAATGAACATGTTCCAAAGGGATTCAAGATGGGACTCTGTGGAGTTGATAGATGTAAAAAGAGAGGAAGATGCCGTGTCCCTTTCTTTGCAATGTAAAACGGTAACAAAGAAAGATTATTTAGTAAATGTTCCTATATAATTGATATTCAGATGATTACAAAAACAAGTGCAACAATAACCAATCTAAAGAATCTTTTTATAGAGATGTTTTTAGATAAGACAGCTAAGGTAAGTAATGTAGCTGACGGTTCGGTTGTGAATGCTACGGCATTCGGTGTAGCGAAAGTTGCTCAAAAGGCAATGAAGGATATTGCCATAAAGGAAGCGCAGATATTTTCAGATACAGCTACAGGCGTTTATCTGGATAAGGCTGCTGCTTTGTATGGTGTCAGCCCGCGTAAAGGTGCTTTGGGTTCTTCGACATATATAAGGGTATCTGCTAATCCAGGTACAGTATATGATACGTCTGTTACTTTTGTAAATAAAAATGGTATTCGTTTCCAAGTTGACGAAGCATTGACTGTAGGGGAAAGTGGTTACGGATATGTAAAGGTAAGAAGTATCAACGCAGGGTATTCCACAAACGTACCACCTAACAGCATTACTAATGTTTCTCCGCAGCCACAAGGTCATATCGAATGTACGAATGAATATTATGCTATTGGAGGACGTGATAGTGAGGATGATGAAACGTTTAGAATCCGTATTAAGAACAATCTGAATATCCTTAGCAAGAATACAATAGAATACTGGACACAGACACTTAGCAACATAGACGATCGTGTCTTAAAAGTAATGAGTGCCGGTCTGGACGAAAAGGGCATATATAATCTCTATGTTGTTTCGCAGAACGGTATTTTCTTTACCGAAGAAGAACTTGATACACTTCTTGAAAGCGCACAAGGATATTTTGGTATTTCAGAACTGAATATTGAAGGGAAAGTAGTTGGTATTGGTATCAAGAATATTGATTGGTTCTATGTGGGTTCAGAAAGGGGGTTGGATTTCCGTGTTCAGCTTCAACCGGATTACGATGTGTCTACTGTGCGTCAGAACATACAAGTGAACCTTACTAAATATCTTGATTTTCGTTTTTGGACACCTGGAAAAATCGTAGAATGGGACGATTTGCTGGATATTGTAAAAAAGACCGATGGCGTAAAATATGTGCCGGACGAGTATTTCTTTCCGTATTACGATCAGCAAGTCCCGGCAAATCAGCTTCCGCGTATAAGGGGGTTTGTGATGCGCGACCAGGACGGAAATATTTTGTACGATTCTGATAGCAACCTCTCTCCGTTGTTTTACCCGTCTGAACCGGAGGATTTGTTTGTAGGCATCAACGACAGCTCACTCAACCTTTATCAAGAGGTTTATTTCAATGTGACAGATTCGGAAGGTGGCACTGTGGAAGGTGCAAATATTTCTATAGGGAACAATGCTGTTATAACAAATGACAATGGGCAAGCTATTATCCAACTTGCAAACGGACAGTATGAATATATTGTTTCCGCTTCGGGATATATCCCCGTAGAAGGAATGTTTGTAGTGTTGAACGGTAGTGTTTCCATTGATGTACAAATGGTTTTAGCTCCTTATACGGTCACTTTCCATGTGACGGACGAAAAGGGAGGGGTTGTTCCTTATGCAAATGTAATGATGGATAACAGAACAACCACTACCAATTTGCAAGGTGTGGCTTCTTTGTCCGCAAGGAACGGGAACTATCCCTACACTATTGAAAAGTTGGGATATGATGAGTATTCCGGCAGTGTAGTTGTGGATGGTAGAGATAAAGAAGTATATCCTGAATTGGAATTTAAGGTATGGACGATTACTGTCATTGTAAAGGATAAGGAAAATCAGCTTATACCGAATGTCATTGTAAAGGTGAACAATGGAGAATATCTTACGAACCAGCATGGAGAGGCGGAAATACCACTTGTAAATGGTGAATATCCTGTAACAATCGAAAAGACAGGGTATGATACTTTACAGGGGGAAATTAAGGTCAACAACCAGAATGCGGACGTTACCTTTGAGATGAATTTCTTTTTATACAATGTGGAATTTAATATTTCGCAGGTAAATCAGGGGAATCCGGCAGAAGGAGCTATAATCAAAATAGAAGGACAGCCGGGAGTATTGAATGTAAACGGTTCTGGACAAGTTACTATAAAATTAAAGAGTGGAAATTACAGCTACACCGTGCAGAAAAAGGGATATGATGATTTGACCGGATCGTTCAACGTAGAAGGACAGGATACATTTATTCAAAGAACCCTTGTATTGAAACATTATAATGTGGTTATCACTGTTCTTGACAGTGATAACAGTAGTCCGACACAAGGAGCAGCAGTAAATATCAATGGCTCTTCTTATCCTACAAATGAAAGAGGGCAAGCTGTTGTAAGCCTTCAAAACGGGACATATCCTTATACCGTAACAAAGTCGGGATATTATGACGGCAGTTCTTCGGTTACTGTTCTTGACAGTGATAACAGTAGTGTAATAAGTTTAAAGGCAAGACTTTACAATGTCATAATGACGGTAAAAAATCCATTGAAAGAACCTATTAAGGGGGCTACAGTGGAGATAAATGCAACGTCTTATCAGACACAGGATAATGGTGAGGTGTCCTTGCAGTTAAAAAATGGTACATATCCGTTTACGGTGGTTGCCAATGGTATGAACGATTATTTAGGTGAGCTGGAAGTTGTAAGTGCAGATATTCCGTCTTTTCCTGTAAATATGGAGTACAAGAAATACGATATTGTATTTACTGTACAGACAGATGAAGGTGTTGCGATTGAAAACGCTAATATTCATATCAACGAAAAGGACTATCAGACTTCGCAGGGTGGTTTGGTAACGGTTCGTCTTTCTGACGGGCAGTATCCTTATACGGTAACGAAGGAAGGTTATGTTCAGACACAAGGTAATGTGGAAGTTTCCGGTAGCAACAAGAACGTATTAGCTCAACTTACCCCTATATCATATAATATTACGTTTGTAGTAAAAGATAACATGGCTTCGCCCAATCTTTTGCAAGGAGTGTCTATCGATATAGAAAATGAGGACAAGACAGTTACCACAAATGCGTCAGGAGAAGCGATAATCAGTCTAAAAGCTGGTAAATATACCGCTTCATTCATGAAGAACAGCTATAAGACTGAAACTCTTTCATTTGAAGTAACTGGAGAGGCTACGTTTACGCAGATATTGAAGAAGATATGGAATCTTACCTTTAAAGTGACCGCCGCAGGAAAATCAGGCTTAAAAGATGTGACTGTCAGTGTAAGTGGACCGGCCATATTAAGTGGAAATACTGTAAGTCTTAAAACAAAAGATGATGGAACAACTGATCCTGTGCAGGTAATAAACGGTGCTTATGATTGGAATGCGTCACTCACAGGATATTCGCCGGAAGAAGGAGTGGGAAGTGTTCAGGATGCTGATCAGGAGAAAGTGATAGAATTGACTTATGGATTTGAAACTACATTTACAACTTCACCAGCCACACAAGGCGTTGAAATTACTATTGATGGTAATGATACAATCACAACGGGGCAAGACGGTATAGCAACAATAAATCTTTCCACAGGAACGCATACTTACGCTTATTCAAAAACAGGTTTTTTAAACGGGACAGGAAATGTGCGAATCGAAGAAGCTGAAAAAAGTGTACAGATAACACTTGTTCCTGGAGCGACAGTTACATTCCATACAAAGGTAGGAAATTCTGCTTTGGCGGATGTAAAGATAATTGTAGGACAAAGCAGTGCAAGGGCACTTCCTGAAACCATTGTAACAAACAGTCAGGGTATCGCGGCAATTGATCTTCCTACAGGGGATTATCAATATCAGATTCCTACTACAAGTACGGATAATCCTAATCTGGTGGAAGTGCCAAGCGGAACATTTAGTGTGGCAACCGCCGCAAGCGCCATTGAATTGGATTTGGCTGATTATGTAAAATACAATGTTACTTTCCAGACTGTTCCATCCACACAAGATGTAGCTATAAGTTTTGCCAAGGCAGAATCTCCAGACACACCTGTTGCAAGTGGAGCTACTGCTTCTAACGGCATTCTTACTTTGACTTACAAGAACGGACAGTATATCTATACAGCAAAGAAATCCAGTTATAAAGATGTAACAGGTGAATTTACAATTGCTGGTGGAGATCAGAACATAACGGTTGAGATGCTTCAAATTTCAACGGTTACATTTACTGTAAAAAGTCAAAATGATAGTTCTCCTATTGAGAATGCTGCCGTTGAAATGGTGGATCAAAGCGATTCATCTAACAAATACAAAGGAACGACTAATTCATCTGGCGTAGCTACTATGACGTTTGATAGTAGCGGGTTTGAGTGGTCACAAGATAGTGATGCGGATTTTTCCGAGGGGTTGGATTTTTACACACCCAGTGTATATACTCTTCCAACGCAAGACGTTCCATGGACTGGGGAAGAATTTAAATCCAATTTCCCTAAAGGATTTTGTGTAAATCCTATGACTGAATACAAACAGCCACCATCGGACACTGTTTCAAAATTGTTATTTTTTATTGAAGATACATTTACTAAAATAACGGGGCAATGGGATAGCAATCACAAGACATTTACTTTAAATGAAATTGTTCCCAAATCAAAGGATATTGAAGGCTATTTCTTTTGGGCGGATGCAGGTGGCATCCTTGCTTTTGGAAGATTGTTAGATCAATCTGCTAAAATAAATTTGGGTGATATAGATATGGGGATATCTGTAGAAAACATTCCAGAAAAATTTGATATTAGTTATGAAATTTCAGATACAGGAAGTTCAGCATCAATGATTTTATTTAAGGAAGGTGTAATAGAGAGAATCCAGCAATCTAATTTTGCTTTTGACATCTCCAATAATAGGGGGTCATATTTTGATATAAGTATAAAGCCAAAAGAAGGTGTAAATATTACTTTGGAAGATTGGAAGACTGTAAATAATGTCAAAATATCTTTCTATGGCAAAAAGGCAATAAGTTCGGATATTCCGGCTGACAAGGTTCTTTATGGGAACTATGATTATACAGTTACCCCGCCTTCTCCTTTGGAAGCACAATCAGGCACGTTGAATGTAAATGCGCCTGCCATCAACAAAGAAATTTTGATTGCAAATAATGTAGATGTAACATTTAAGGTAACTTCAAAACAAGATTCATCACTTATTTCCCGTCCCAAAGTTGGTGATTTTGTGTATGGTGACAAAACATGGTCAACTGAATTGGACGGTACTAAAACTTGTGTTGGTGTTATTACCGATGTAAGAAGTAAGGATTTTGACTTCATAGGTTTGAAAAATCTGACTACCGGTTTTTGGACAAATTCATTAGGCACTATTTCTGATGTAGTAACTGAAACAGATGAATCTTTAGCCATGTGTGACTTCGCAGGTAAGACAAATTCTCAAAATATCATACTTGCGAAACCAACGGAAAGCACGGTGGCACATCAGTGTGCAGCTTATTCTACAGAAGGATTCGGTACAAATTCTTGGTTCTTGCCTTCTTGTGGACAGTGGGGTGTAGCTCAATTAAACAGAGTTAAGATCGACACTTCAATAAGTGCGACAATCGGTTCAGATCCATTGATTAGTGGTTCATATTGGACTTCGACACAATATAATTCAAATGATGCTTGGATTTTTGGTTGGGTTAATGGCACAAAAAGGGGAACGACCAAAAGTAATTTTTATACAGTTCGTCCTTTCTGTACCTATGAATACAATCCTGTTCCAAATGGTGTGTATATCTATGATAAGGATAACAATCGTTACACAAAAGAAGAATGGGCATCATCTGGTAAAGGAGTGTCTGCTGTATGTGGTATAGGCATTTCAACCGATACCAATTCGTTCATGGTATCGACAGCCATAAGTGCCCAAAGCTATCCTTTTGGAGGTCAAGGTACTTTGATCTCCAATGTGCCAATGTTAGACACTAATGTAGCAAGCGCATACCTATACAAATCAACGCATGGTTTTATTTACACTGATGTGATAATATCTGCTTTAGGAATTGACAACGCACTTGCGGCAAAATATGCTAAGACATATATGTTTGGGAATGGACAGAGTGGCTATTTACCTTCATATGGCGAGGCAACAACTCTGTATTCTTACAAAACACAAGTAGAAGAGATTTTGAGCATGTTGGGTCTTTCTTTATGGGGGAGTGTATCTATTCAAACTTGCACCCAGTATGGGACTCATAATAATGCAACTTTTTATTGGTTGAATGGAGTTTCTGCTCACCCAGGTAAAGGTGACGAGTATAAAGTTTTACCTTTTACTCTTCTTCCTTTATCTAATCTAACACCCCCTATTCAGAATGGTCTTGTAAAAATGACATCTGCATCAAACAATTATCAGCAGAATACAAATAACAATGGAGAAGCTGTTATTTCTGCTGCATTAGGCGTTGATTATGATTATGAGGTCAGTGCTGATGGTTATGCAACGCAGAACGGGAAAGTCGGTGTATTAAATGAAGCGAAAACAATTGAGGTTACTTTGCAACCTGTAAGTGAGCTTACAGTAGTTGTCCATAGGAACACATTAGACGGGGCAACTGACATTTCCGGCGTACAGGTTGTTGTGACTGAAAATAAGGAAGGAGGGGTGCAGATGGATTCCGGTACAACTTCACAAAACGGGACAGTCGTTTTATTTGTACCAGACGGAAGCTATAAAGTAGCTTTTTCTAAAGATGGATTTGAAAGCAAAGAGGAAACGGTTGAAGTAAGCGGGGAAACTGCGCTTAACACCTTCCTTTTGCAGATATACAATACTATTAATGTTCAGGTAAGAAGAGTTGGACAAATGCAAGGTATGCCAAGCCAAATCCAACTAAAGGACAGTACGGGGCTGGAGGTGATTCAGACTAAAAATATAACCACTACCGTAACGTTCGCCAATGTCACATACGGACAGTATATCTTGTATGTACCGGAAGGGGATTTTTCCAAAGAAACATCCCAAAGCATTACTGTGAACAGTGAAGGAATGCAGGTGCAAGTAAATCTTACTCCGCTGTATATGGTGCAAGTAAAAGTAAACCCTACTGGTGGTAATGTGGAATTTACAGATTCAGAAGGGCAGAAGCATACAGGTTCGGCAGGACCAGCAACATACACGGCACGGTTTGACAAAATTCCTGCGGGAAATTATCAGATTAAGATTACATCTTCCGGTTTCAGTGATTTTTCAACGACAGGAAGTATAAGTGGGGTTTATCAAACAAGTGTGAATTTGGAATACACCCTAACTAAATTGAACAAGTTGGTGCAAATCACGTCCAACCAAACGAACTACGTGTTGGACACCTCCTACAAATACGTTTCCCTTCTGATAGTAGGGAGAGGGGGAGAAGGTTTTCAGTCTTGGGAATCTTGGGATAGTTTTGTATTGCTGGGCGGAACAACTGGACAAATTGTATATATTCCTAATATATTGATATCGGATATTTCAGATGGTCGAATAGCTAAAATTACATTTAGCAATGTTCCAAATGTGGATAGATGGACATACGGCACAAAATATTCCATAAAATTAGGAACAACAACTTATGAATATACAGCTTACAATGGGGTAAGCGAGGCTCGTAATGATGCTAACCTTACTATGCCACAAAAAAGCAGACTATCTAATTATTCTGTATATAACGCAAAAAGTTCTGGTGCTATAGCTGCTTACATGGCAGGTACATTTTATTGTAGTGGAAGTTTTGGAAGCCAAAACGCAAAAGAAGAAACTTATTCTTTTACAGGACCAAGAATGCAACCGTCAGGTGCTCCAGGTGGAGATGGTAGATATGGATTTAAAAGCACTTACGAAGGTCCTGTTTTGGGAAACGCAACCAAGCCTATTCGATCCTCGGTTGTTATCCCCATCGAATCCATTTTTGGAGGTACAAGTGAAGGTGGCGCAGGGTACTTAAACACTGAAAGTGGAAAGAGAACTGGTGCAGATGCTTTTGGAGGCGCAGGCTATGGAGGTTCTTATTCTGTTACTCAAAGTGATGGTAAAACAAGAATTGCTGGGTATGGCTCTGGACAAGAATGTTCTCCGGCAGATGATGATGCGGGAAATATTACGAAACCAGGAGAAGGTATATTTTGTATATACTACCACAACGGACCTATTTGATAAACTAAAAGGAGAGTTTAATTGCTCTCCTTTTTTTGCTTTGATTATAAAAGAGGTACAAACTTACCGTGTTTGTTGAGAAAAGACTATCTTTGTGATGAGTATATACTTTGTTTTTAAACGTTTAAAAATCATTGCAATGGAAATTATAAAGAGAACAGTAACAGCTAATTCCAATAAGCTGATAACTACTAATGGTGAAGCTGCACCTTCTTTAATCAGCAGTGCATGGAACTTTGCTACAATTGATAAAGATATTGTGCTGATTGACCAAAACGGACAAGAAGTTCCGTTTGTAATCATTCCTCTTTCAGAAGGGGCAATTAAGGTAATCCTTTCAGGTGGAATGGAATATACCATTTCGGAAGCGGAAGTGAGTGCAAATATAGGAATGCCACTCATGTACATGGTTCAGAAGATTTTGAAAGAAGGGACAACGGCAACCAATCTTAGTATAGGTTTTTAAGGAAAGGAATTGACAATGAATTTAATAGGAAATATTAATGCAATTCCTTTTAGGAGATTTAGGGGAGGGGGTGGAGTAACTCCTTTCCCATCTGTACCTGGCATGATTGCAAGGTATTCAGCATTAGGTCTTACTAATGAGCAGATGGCTACCAATCCTGTATGGGCAGATAAGACTGGTAATGACCATGACTTGCAAATGAAGAATTTCGCTTGGAAGGAAGGATCGGGTATTAGTGATGTTTATCCCGGCTTTATCCTCGGTGACGGAGTAGACGATTTTGCGGTTACAGAGAAGGAGCTTAACTTCGAGGATACCTATACGGTGTACACGGCGTTTATTCCGCTCCAGAATGACCCTATAAAAAATATGATTGTGTGTGGTAAAGATTATAAGAAAGATTTTTATATTAATTACGATACACAGCTTGTTTTTTACACAGCTAATAGTACAAAATCTATACCATTACATATAAATCAATTCACTGTTTTATTATGCAAACGCGATAAAACAACAGGTGTGATTAAAAATTTGGTTACCGGTGAATCTTTCCAATTTAGCGTTTCTCAATTGATTAGTAATCCTGGATTGTATTATCTATGGAGAAGTGCTACAGTTTTTAGTTACGGTAAAACTGCTATTGCTGGTCAAACAATCTGTAATGGATATTTCTCTACGGATGAAGACGATGAAAAGGTTCTCAACTGGCACAAAAAGCAATATCCCTGGCTCTTCCCCGACCAGGCATGGACTGTCACCGGCAAGACCAACGAGGACGAAGATCGTGCTACTATTGCCAACATTACGGGCAATGGTAATGATCTTGTACTGTCAAACTTTGGGTTTGCAGGGAATAGTGGATATGGGGAGTATGCGCAGAATTTTAATATAGATAAATGGAAGATAGCGACACCCAGCAGAGTTGAAGCAACAAAAACAAATTCGTCATTTAACATTACAAAGGTTAATGGCAAAGCAATACAATTATACTATCTGTCTACTCAAAAAGAGGTTGCTTTTACTATACCTTCTACTAAAGTTCGTGTTACTGGTTTGACGGATGGACAGACTATTAATTATAGATATTTTGTTGATGATGTTGCTAATGATTTCCTTATACCATCAGATGGAATATATAATTTGCCTGAATTTGAGTTTCCTGCTAAGGGTGATTATTATGGGTTTAATTTAACCAAAATTCAATCATCTTGCAATATCATTATCGAACAAATCCCCGAATACGAAGGCTATCTGGTTACTGATGGGGTGGATGATAAAGTTGAAAGCAGTCCCTTTACACTTAATAAAGATTGGACGATTGTTGGCAATTGGACAATGTTATCAAATATTCCCTCCAATTGTGGTATAATAAAAGTGTCGTCTATGCTTTTGTATAATTCCCTTGATGGCGTAACTATCTACTTCGCGGGAGGACCCATTAAAATACAAAGTAAATCTATTAATGCCTTTTGTTCGGATGGAAGAATATATCTTAATGACTGGACGGAGATATTGAAACCTGATGCCCAGATAGCATCAGGTGGTAGTAAATTTAGTTTAAATATTGCATCTTACAGTGCTAATTTCACCAAAATGGCGTTTAAAAACCTAGCTATCTACGATGGTAAAAACCTCTCCAAAGACGACTGTATCAAAGCCTACAACTACCTCCAAACCCTAAAAGCAAAGTAACATTAAAAATTAATTGGATATGAAATACGCAATTGTAAACATCGTGTGGTGCAAGTCCCACGGAATAGAAGTCCTCCCGGAAATGAGGACAAGTGTAGATCAGAGCAAGGTAATCTTGCATGAGGAATACCTTGCACCCTTCGATGATGAAGATTTTCCTCGCTATAGTTTTAGCGATCCGTCTTTTGTCGAACTACTGAATAGTGAAGAATGGACTTATCCAGAAGGAGAACAACCCGTAATCAATAGGCAGTTCAGCAGATTACTGGCTTTGGACGAACTGGATAAAGAAGCTACAGAAGAGATAAATACATATGACCTTTCCCCGTCGGAAGCCTTACAGGTCAAAGATCGATACCCCGAATGGGAAACCGGAATAAACGTCAAAACTGGCGAACGATACCGAGTTGAAGATGTCCTTTGGGAATGTGTTAAAGAACATACTACTCGGGATAACTGGAAATCTTCTATGGCTACTGCAAGCTTGTGGAAAACAGTAGATGAAGAACATAAAGGAACTATCGATGATCCTATTGTTTACATTCCACCTATGGAAATATTTAAAGATAAATACTATATCCAAAATGGTATAAAATACAAATGTACAAGAAATAGTGAACAACCTCTTACACATGATTTATCAGCCCTTGTTGGATTATATGTTGAGAAAGTTTAATTATTAATAAGCTAAGGATGTCACAGGAAATCTACAATAAGACCGTGTTCAAACGGTTCTTCGAAGAAAACGATCCTGCTGTAATGGAATGGGCGGAGAATGTACTTGAAAAGGTATCTTCTCCCGGCATTCTTCCTACTTTTATAAAGAAGGACGGAGAGGATTTTAAGGCGTATTGGGAAACAGTCTGTCATATCTTTGCGCTTGTTGTTTTATATGCTAAGCAATACAATGAGATTGACACAAACAAGATTCTGTTTGAGCTTTTTATTGAAAACAGAGGACTTGTGACAGACGAAGTGAACACACTTGAACAGATGAAATATCTGTTCAATAATTATGTGAGGGAATATAGAAAAAGAGGAACACTTGATATTGTAAACAAGGAAGGCATGATACTTGGGGAGCTTCTCCGTCTTATTAGATATAAGACGGAGGATGAGTTTATATTTGCCCTTTTAATGTCTCGTGATACTGGATGGACAATGGGGTGTAGCTCTCCTACATGGAACAGGACAGACACAGTTTTGAATGTTACAAAAGGGTATGAGACAACGGAAAGCGTAAAAGATTTGAATGCCTATCCACTTGTGAACCCTACAGGTGTTGTTATTGTGGATGATATAGACAACAATGGCACTCCTATACAGGCAATGACTTTCGTTGGAAATGCTTTGGTGGGTATTTCTTCTGAAATTGACAAAACGAAGCTCCTTCCTATTTCAGAAAATCTTTCTTATCAGATTTCTTTTAAGGTTAAAACATCTTCCGCAAGCAACCAAAATTTGAAATTCGGTGTGGAAGTGTTTAACGAAGCCGTTCAACCTATGATATGTAAGGAATCTTATGGAAGTGCAGAGAGCAACAATTTTGTTTCCGGCAGTAAAGGAATCCTGGAACTTCCTGTAGCTGGAGTGTATTATGAATGCCGGGCAATTCTATCGAGAAAGAATAGGGCATACGCAAAGCAGTTAGAGCTTAATTTCCCGAAAGGGAGAGGGCTTCAAATGAAAGACGGAATGAAATTCTTGTCATTAAGTCTTACACAAGACAGGTCAAATCCTTCCTCTTCCGTGTATATTTATGATATAAAGATAAAACCGCTTTTCCTTCCATTCTATCAAGGTAATTTAGGGGAAAAGGACGTGATAGCTGCTTATTATCTTAATAATTCCCTTACAAGCGAGGAAGGAGTAAAAGGATTTACAGAAGATTACCTTGTTACCTACAAAAACATAATGGGTAGTGAGGATATTCAGCCTTTGAAAGAGAAGAATGTTATTTTCAAAGTATTGTCGGATAGGGGAGCTTACATAGAAGGAGCTTCTATTTCCATTTTAGACAAACGTCTTGTGACGGACAGAAACGGGGAAGCATCTATTGTACTTTATCCTGGTGATTATTCTATTGATGTGGAGAAGTCTTTGTTCATGAATATAGAAGATAGATTGTTTCAGGTATTGGAAGACGATGAAGAAACGCAGGTGGAATATATTCAAATGCAAGGAGATGTGTATGAAAGAAAAGTCACGTTCGTTGTAAGGGACGAAAATGAAAGACCTATACAAAATGCCCTTGTTACTTTTAATGGTGAATTTAAATATACGGATTCTTCTGGTAATGCCATATTTATGGCTTTTCCTGGCTTATACCCTTATACTGTAAGCAAGACGGATTATTATACCATAAGTAAGAACATCAATGTACAAGACGATCAATCCGAACCTGTAACGCTTATATTGATACCAAGATATACGGTTACATTTACGGTGACAAATTCATCTACTGGCGCAGTGGAAGGTGCAAATGTGACACTTACCGCAAAGGACAGACTGGCAACAGAGGATACTGTCGCTTATTCGGAAAGCAAAAGAACGGGCACGAATGGGAAAGTGACATTCACGAATATATTGGGAGGTGATTACACTTATCTTGTTGAAAAGCAAAACTGGATTCCTGTAAATGGGGATGTTGTTGTGGACAGTAATAAGGATATACAAGTGAGCTTCAACCCTATGCCTACTTTTAACATGACGTTTACTGTAAATGATTACAACACCTTTACGGGAGAGAAAAAGCCTTTAAATGGAGCTACCGTAAGATTTGCAGGTTTGACAAAACAGACTTCTGACAATGGGCAGGCTGTTTTTGAAGGAGTGTTGGGGGGGGAATATTCTTATGATGTATTTTACGACAACAATCATCAACGGGTATATGTGGAAAACTATGAGTTTTATAATAATTCGAACCTTACGATAGACTTGAAACAGCTTACCTATAAGACTACTATCAAGGTGTATGGCGCAGGAGGAACAGTCGTTGAAGGTGCGAAAGTGAAAGTAAACGATAAGGATTTTGTGCAGGAAGATTCTTCTGGTGTTGTGTTGGAACTTCCCAATGGACAATACACTGTCATAGCATCCTATGAGGAATATGAGGACAGAGAGCAGCAATTTACTGTAAATGGAAATGATCAAGTGGTGAGCATCTATATGGATCAAACTTTATATGATCTTACATTTGTTGTAACAGAGGATAACGGTATCATTTCCAACGGTACAAGAATAACGCTTAATCAAGGAGGTGCAGGAGAACAAACAGGTCTGACTAATAACGGACAGATCAAATTCTCTGTTCCGAGAATGCGTTATGATTGGGTGGCTTCGAAGCAATATTTCAGTGATCAGACAGGGGTTGTGCAACCAAATGACCTTCCAAAGACGGTGAATGTTGCAATGCCAAGAAAAGAAACGAGAGTGCAGTTCTATGTTTATAATTCCGATACAGGGCTTCCAGTTTCAGGAGCTTCTGTAAAACCAGAAGGACTTAGTACGCAAAATACAGGGTCGGACGGTACAACGACCTTTATGATGCAGATGGGGAAAACCTACAGATATGAAGTTTCCGTTTATGACCATCAGCCTACGGAAGGTTCTGTCACAGTTAATCAGGAATCAATGCCACAACAAAGGGTAGGTGTTTCTAACAAGACTTACAGTGCTCATATTACAGTGAAATCCCGAAATGGATATAACATTAATCGAGCTTACGTGACTTATGGAGGAAAGAGTGGGTACACCAACTCACAAGGACAGCTTACACTTACTGGAATACAATCAGGGTTATATAATGCCACTTGTACGGCAGACAATTATCAATCCCAAACGAAAAACAATATTGCAATATCGGGAGCTGACACGTATATAGATTTCACTCTTGACTATGAGCTTACGACAACTTATATTTATCTTAGAAAGGAAAATGTATTGCAACCTTATGCTTCCGTGAATATAAGAACTACCGCGCCTGACGGATCGTCTTATTACAGTGGTACAGATCAGACAAATGGAAGTGGTAGGATAACGGTTTCTTCTCCTTCTGGAGGTTATGTGTATGCTTCCGCTACGGATTCGGAATGTGTAGGGACAGGGGATGAATCAACGAACGCAGGAGGGAGCAGTATTTACCTTTATCTTTGGAAAGCTCTTATCGTTTCTTATAGCGGATCGCCTCAAACGCCATCTGTATCAGATGGCGTTTATGAAATAGTGGGGAGAGAAGTAAGGGTACAAGGCGGAAGTAGAAATACAAGTAACCCTTCTACTGTGTATGCCAATTTCAGAAATCATACAAGAGCTACTGCAATCAAACAGTGGCCCGAATCATTTTCTATTCAGGGAAGTTCTGGCACTTATAATGTGGACGCTGCCGGCGGCAACCATTCTGCCTTTAGAGGATGTACAAGTCTTTCATCGATTGCAACAAACACAATTCCTTCTATTTCAGGGGGTGTTATCTGTTGGTTTAGAGATTGCACAAGTCTTAGGTCTATTCCTTCTGGTTTGTTTACCAAAATGACAGGTAATTCTTGTGCGGGTGCTTTCTGGAGCAGTGGGGTTACAAGTCTCCCGAGTGGTCAACTTGTTCCTACTTCATGTGTTTATCATTCTTCCTTGTTTAGAAGTTGTAAGAGTTTGACTTCATGCGTTGGCAATGGTACTTTTGGAAGGGGAGGTGGCACAGAAGATTTCCATGCTGTATTTTTTGAATGTACGGCTTTGAAAAATACAGGAGGTCAATCAGCTACAAGTTCTCCATTTAGCAATTCAACGAATGCACAGTATATGCAATATACATTTCAAGGCTGCACAGCCATAACCGAACTTCCGGTATTATGGTTCAGATATTGCACAAACATTGTTTCTTTTGTTGGTTGCTTTGTCGGTTGTACAAGTCTTGTCGACGGCTGGTCTACCGCTATGTTTTCTTACTCTTCGAAGGCAACAAATATGCAGTCATTGTTTGAGGATTGTACTTATTTGTCTATTCCTTATGGACAGGGACTTCCGTCAAGTGTAACAAACACTTCAAGAATGTTTGCGAATTGTAGGAATTTATCTGATATATCTTCTTTTGATATGAAGAATGGAAAGTTGCAGAATGCAGAAAGTATGTTTGAGAACACGGGTGTGAAACAAATTCCCGCTAAGTTCTTTAATGATCTTACGACACTTACCAATCTTAGGAGATGCTTTGCAGGATGCACGTCACTCACTTCTTTTGGAAGAACAAGGAATTATGTAGGACAACCAGGAACATCTGCACGACCTGTGAATGTGGATATAGGAAATCAGTTTAATAATACCAATTTTGAGAATATTGGCAATAGCTTGAATTGTACCGAAATGTTTTCAGGCTGTACAAATCTTTCTTTAGGAACAGAACAGGCTTATGCAGTTTCTTATACATCCCTATACGATAGATCATCAGCAGGGGTAGGAAAAGTTAATATGGACAGAATGTTTTATGGTTGCTCGAAACTTGGAACTGTCCCTGTTATTCAAATCCTTACAGGATCATCCAATTATGTAAAGATAACGGAGTCTGGGAACAATAACGTAACAAGTCATAGTCAGACTTTTACAGGTACGAATTGCGAGGGTGTCCCAAGTGGATGGAAATAGTAAGTCAAAAATAATTAAAATATTGAGTATGAGCAAGTTAAATGTTAGTAGAAATGTTTTTTTAGAGAAAGAAGAACTTTCAAATATGATTTCTTTCTTTGCTACAGCACCGCTTATGAAGGCGGTGCTACAGGCATCTTATTCTTTTGGGATGATTACGAATGACCCGTCTAAGATCAATCCTAATACAGTTAACAAACCAGTAGAAGATGAAAATCTTGTAGAACCTTTTAAAGTGGAAACAGGAACAAACTCTGGCACTATTAAGGTACTTCCCGGGATGGCTCTTACCAGTGCCGGGAACTTTATAGATATCAATGTAGAAGATAATATTCTTGTACCGAACGACAGCAATTTCTATTGGGTGAAGATTGCTTACAAAACAAGAAATTACGAAAAGGGATATGTAAGCGTAAACTCACAAGGTATTGTGTCTGGTTCGGTTGATTTTTCAGGCAAGGTGAGAGGGCAGTCTTCGTCAACTCCTATTTCTATTAGGTTTGAAAAACAAGACGGTTCTGTTCCTTTGAATAATGGCGTTTATCAGATTGTAAACATAATTGACAGCCAAAACTTACTTCTTACATCCGCAACTACATTTGTAGCGGAATCGAATTTAAGAGCTATTGTGCTTGGGACACTTCCTTTGGGAGGTGTATTGACTTCCGAGCAGCGAAACGGTTTGTACACTTATGATGATTATGTCATTTCTTTAGTCCCAGAAGTAAGCATCAGCACTCCGCCAGACAAAGAAGTGGATGAATATTATATCGCTCGTGTACAAAATTCTGGCGGCACGGTATCTGTTTACAATGAAGTGAAAAGCGAATATTGGTCGCTTGGGAATATATTCATGTCAACTTCTAAAAGTTAAGGCTTATGTTACGGTTTTATTATACGGTCAGTTCAGGATATAACAGTCCGCAGTCCAAAGTTTCAGATTCGTTGGGTGGATATAAATCTTCCACTCTTGTGCCTAATGATGTATTTGGCAATTTATTTGATGAAATAAGCCTTAATTTGGCTTCAAATCCTCATAGCCAATACGTTGCTCTTGTTTTGAAAAATGAGGGCACAGAAACGCTTAAAAACGTCGAATTATGGTTTTCTTCTGTAACGGATAACCCCTACGGGACAATCACGGTAGGAGCTATAGGGATGGGAAAGGATGAAGAAGAAAATCCGGTTACTTCGCGCACATCTTCCATGAACGAAAAACCTTATTGGATTCAATTTTATGAAGCAAAAGAGGAAGAACCGGTATCGCTTGGTGATATGGAAGCTGGGGATGAAATCTGTTTGTGGTTCTGTCGGTCGCTTGATAAGAAAATTATAAAAAATGACTATGATCTTGTGGCAGAGAGAGATATGAACACACAGAACCGCTATAAAAAGGTGGAAAAGCAAACGGAAGAAATATTTAACATTAATTTGCTTTGGGAATAATTACAATTATTGTAGTTTTGCTGGCGTAAGGGGAGAGAAATTTCCCCTTCTTTTAACTTCAAAAATATTAAGTTTTTGTATGCAACAATTGTAATTTCGATATGACAAGAAAAGAGGAATTTAAACTGATTTACAGCTATTTGCAAGGAAAGCTGACAAGCAATCCGGCTTACGAGTTCCGTCTAAAAAGAAAGGACAGAGAGAAATTGGATGAGTTTTTGTCCAACGATAAAGTAGGGAATCTTTGGGAATACCTTACGTTTCAGTTCAACCGGCAGATGTTTGTTCTTTCTTTATCTAACCTTCCGATAGTTCCTCTTATGAATGTCATAGGGAAAACAGCCATAGACAGATGGAAAAAAAGAACAAAAAGGGACATATACTTCACTTCTAAATTTGTGATGGAAAATGAACTTTTTAATCCTATAGAAAGTGAAGAAGGTATTTCAGAAAGTTATCTGGACGAGCAAAGGAAGCTCTATTTTGATTCTCCTGAAGGATATATCCTATGCGATAGCTTCGATGGCTATTTGCTTGATGAAGAAAAATGCAAAGGTTGCAGATATATACGGTTATGTAAAGAAAAATGGAAAGATAAAAAAAAAGAAACGGCATGTGGGGATTTAAACAAAGAAGAAAAGAAATAATCAATACTTGTTTGGAAGATAATATAACAACATTGATAGTTGGACATAATGATGGATGGAAACAAGAATCCAATCTTGGCAAAAGAAACAATCAGAATTTTGTCTCAATTCCTTTCGATATGTTCATATCAATGTTAAGGTATAAATCAGAAAGACAAGGGCTAAGATTTGTTGAAGTAAACGAATCTCATACGTCAAAATGCAGTTCTTATGATTTGGAGAAAGTATGTCATCATAATACTTACGTTGGTAAAAGAATTAAGAGAGGGCTTTTCAGAACAAAAGATGGAATCTTACTTAATGCAGATATCAACGGAAGTTATAACATCATGAGAAAAGTAAAAGGGGATGCAGTAATGCCACCCTATACAGGGTTTGGGTATAACCCAGTTAAGAAATTTATTAACAAATATGTGTCGACACAAGCTGACATATAGTTACCAGAGCTTTGGTTTTGTCTATCTTTCGGATAAGAGAAGTGAAAAAAGGTAGATTGGGTAATTGAATTAGTAGAGAAGTTTAACAGAATACAAAAAAAATGAGATATGAAAGAAGAAAGAACAATGTATGATGTACGTTATGCCCTTACAAATGGAACTATAAACAAGGTTATTGTGGAGGGGAGTGAATTTAAGAACAAGGATTTGGTAATCGTCAAAGGAGAATGCGTTTTTTCAAGAGTAGGCAGTGATGTTTTCTTTACCGAAGAAGAAGCAAGGAAAAGTGTTAATGGAAAGGTTAGAAAACGGATATTGTCATTGGAAAAACAGATTGAAAGGTTGAAAGCTTTAAAATTCTGACAGCATGGGAAAGCGGAAGCATAAAGCAAGACAGAAATTTCTTGATTCTCTTACAGAGGAAGAGAAAATAAAAAGAGGTATGTGGGGATATTTGCCCACAAAAGACGGAAAGAAAGTCTTATGTAGAGGGGATATAGACACAATGCTTTTTATTCCTCTGATAACAAAAGAAGAACCTGTAGGCTTTTGGGCTTTTGTACGGGACGGAAAACTTTTGGGTAACTGGTGACATGGGACTGCAAAAGAAAGAAAAATATGAAGCAAGACCTTGTGTCTGTTGCAAGCAGAGCCATTATATCTACAATAGGATGAAGTGGCTCTGTAAGGAATGCGACAAGAAAACAGGGAAAGAAAGGAGAGGTGACCTTAAAACCCTATTCATGGAAATATGGGAAGAAAGAGAACATGTATGCGCGAAATGTGGAAAGCCTTTGGGAGATGAACCGAAAGTCATTTTCTTTTCACACATACGATCACGAGGAGCAAGACCGGATTTGAAAATGGACAAAAATAACATTGAGCTTCTTTGTTCTGCTTGCCACAGGCTACATGAATTTGGAGAAAGGGAAATTTTATGAGGAAAGTAATCGCCGTATCAATATTATCTTTGTTTCCGTTACTTGTTTCTGATGTTAGAGTTCCTGCTATTAGTGACAAGAAAGAAGCGATGGACAGGGTGGTTTGGGAAAGATTGGTTCATGCTATTTGCATGGTTGAATCAGGTTGTGACGACAACGCAAAGAATAAGACAAGTTCTGCCTGTGGCAGGTTTCAGATGTTGAGGGTCTATGTGGATGAGGTGAACCGTATCAAAGGAAAGAGAACTTACTCCTATAATGATAGGTTTGACCCTTTGAAAGCAAGAGAGATGTTTGAAATTTACCAACAACATTACAACCCGAATAAGGATATTGATAGGGCGATTATTCTTCATAGAGGAAAGGTTTCGAAGAAATATATCAAGAATGTAAAAGAAAATATGCGTTATGGGAAAGAAGATATTAGATGCTTGTTGTGGTAGCAGGATGTTTTGGTTCGATAAGAAGAATCCGAATGTTTTGTTTATGGACAAAAGAGCAGAGACGTTACAAGCAAAAGACAGGGATAAAATAAGAATAATAGAAGTTAAACCTGATATTGTTGGTGATTTTACTAATATGCCTTTTGAGAATGAATCTTTTTATATGGTAGTGTTTGATCCGCCACATTTAAAGACACTTGGAGAGATGTCTTGGATGTCCAAGAAATATGGCAAACTTCCTGATGATTGGCAACCCTTAATAAGAAAAGGTTTTGAAGAATGTATGCGTGTTTTAAAAGTAAATGGTACATTGGTTTTCAAATGGAATGAATCTGAAATATCTGCAAAAGATGTACTAAAAGTAATTCCGTATAAGCCTTTATTTGGACACACAACAGGAAGACAAAGCAAAACAATATGGATGTGCTTTATGAAGATTGATAACTAAATTTTTTGATACCATGAAAGTATGTTGGACAGAAGAAGGAAACTACTTCGAAGGGGAAGTGATTGATTCCTACCCTGTGGAAGATGGGACGATGTTAGTGGTAGAAGCAGAGAATGGCAGAAACCGATTCGTTCTTAGAGAATGGAATACATTAATTGAGATAGGAGAAGACGGAAATGAAACTAAATGAAAACATGGAATTGCTTCTTACTTCTATTTCCGAATTGCTTGGGGATATGAAAATGAACGTTTTCAAAGAGAAACTGGAGAAGGTGATTGCTTTCCCAGATAATACAAGCATAGTGGATTTTATAGAAGAATACACAAAATGGAGCGAAAAGAACTATTTCAAGAAAGAGAGACTGTTTGTCTTTTCAAACGGGAAACTGGCGCTTACAAGGATATACATAGTCTCTGCTGAAATGAAATATACGGATGAAGGGATACCGGAAATAATCATAAATGAAATGCCGGATGCTGTCAATTTAAAAGACAACCCCTATAAAAATATCCATATACGATATGAAAACGAGGATGATTGTTCTCGTGATTTTGATAGACTGAAATTAGTTTTAAACTGATAGAGTGTGGAAATATTAACAAAAAATTTGAATCTTACAGGAATGACAGAGTATTTCAATCAACATTTCTCGAAAAGAAATGGCAAGAAATTCACTCTGTGGGATATTAAAGCTTATAGCACGACAGGGAATGTTCCTGCTTATATAAGTGGAGGAAATCTGTATATCGATCCATGTGTACCGGAAGGAGGAAATGTAAGACTTTGGCAGCTTGTAAGAGATACAAATAGACAAAAATTTAGAAGATGAAAACAAAAGTGTATGTTAGCTTGCCTATAACAGGGCATGATTTGGAAGAAACGAAGAAATACGCAAATCAAGTCAAGAAATGGCTCGAAGAAAAGGGATATGAAGTGATAACACCTTTTGACGCTTGTAGTGAACCGGATAAGCCCTATTCCTATTACATGGGAGAGAGCATTAAAGCTCTTTTAGAGTGTGATGCCGTTTATTTTGTTTTTGATTGGGCAACATCAAAAGGCTGTATGGCAGAGTTTGAGATAGCAAGAGTTTACGGTAAGCAAATAATGATGTAGATATGAAAAGTTCGAGTAAATATATAATATGCTATGACTGCGAAACTTCTGGTTTACCTTCCGCAGAAAAACCTGCTTTTGACACCATAGCATTAATAGAATTGGCTTTTGTTGTAATAGATATGGAAAAGTTGGAAGTTTGCGAAGAATTGTCTATGATATTTCCGTGTGACTACAAAGAAGGTCTTGTCTATTCTTCGGAAGCGGAAGCGGTGCATGGGATAACGGAAACAATCCAAAAGGAAAAGGCTATACCTCTAAAGGATATATTCAAGAAATGCCAGGCACTTTTTAAGAAGTACAAGAATCCCAGACAAATGTGTACATTATGCGGTCATAACATAGTAGGGTTTGATAATGCCTTTTTGGAGAACTTCTTCAAGTTCATGGGGGATGATTTAAAGAAGTATGTAAAGTTTTCTATCGATACAATGCAAATGGCACACATGTCATACCCGGAATTGGAAAACTATCAGCTTCATACCGTTTGCGAAAAAGAAGGTATTGATTTAGTGAACGCACACCGCGCAGGCGATGATACCTATGCTAATGCGCTTTTGATGATCAATTTTGCAAAAAAGTTAAGGGGAGAAGGTGTATCTGACGGTGGAACTTCATCTGCGCGGAATCCCTTTCGAGAAAAATTTGCTTTATAGAGATGGCTGTCATATATAAAGCAAAAGGAGGAATACTTACCGAGCTACAGTCAAAAAGGTTGTTTGCGACAGTGGATGACATTATAGACCGACTTCCTTCCACTACTGTGCGATCCTTGTTTTCGGGCGGCAGCAGAAAGGATTTGGACAAAATGCTGGACACCATAATCAACCAGACCGAGTATGCCATGAATTTTGGACGTTCGCTTGACACGGAAAAGCTGGGGTATGTGGACAATCTGTTTGCTTCAATGGATGAAAATCTAAGGATTCTGTCTTTTAATTATTTCAAGGCGACAGTCCTTTCTAATTTCAATATGGGATGGCGAAACTTGGAATGGGGGAATCTTACGCAGCTATTTCCTTGGAGTAGTTATTTGTGTTCGCGAAGTAGTGGAAAGTGCGAAGCTCCTGATACTTTGATAGTTATGGCAGATGGTTCGTTAAAAAAAGTCCAGGATATAAGAGTAGGTGACAAGGTGATGGGACAAGATTTGAAATCTCGCAATGTCTTGGAACTGCATCACGGAGAAACCTATATGTACGAAGTAAGACAGAAAGGTGGAGATAGCTATATAGTAAGCGAAGGACACATTCTTTGTCTTGCTGACGGCACTTATATTCCTGTTGAAATCGCCGAAATGAACCAAAGGAGAGGCACTAAATATGAAGGTTACAGAGTTTCAAGAGATGGGAAATTCAAGAAAACAGAAATCTTTATAACCTTACTGGATGAAGGTGAGTATTACGGTTTTGCTTGTGATGGAGATCATAAGTTTTTGCTCGCTGACGGCACAGTAACGCACAACAGCTTCGAGTGGTGTTACGCATTCCCTTTATGGAGGTTATACTCCTATACACGTCCTATGTTGTACGGAGGGGATACGATAGACAACAAGAATCGGAAGGAAACCGCTATGATCACAAATACAATGACACTTGCAAAAGTGCATGTGAATAAGATCATAGAGGAAATATCCACCAATGATATATTAAAAGAAAAACTTGATCCGAACGGTAAGGCTAAACTTGGAGAGACGGCAATAGAAGGTGAAAATGGTGCAATTCTTCATGTTCGTGGCAAGGATGGGTTTATTCGTGGTTTGCACGTTGGAGCAGCAATCATAGATGATATGCCGGATGAAAGCTCTCTTTACAGTGATGAGCAAAGAGAAAAGCTAAAGGAAACGTTTAGAGGGACTATCACTCCTATTGTTGAGCCTTACGGATATCTGATTGTGTCCGGTACGCCTTATTCTACTGCTCCTAACGAATTGTACAATGTCATTAAGGGGGATAAGCGTTTTTATCTGTTTGAATATCCTATCATATTCCCGGATGGACGACCTCTTGCTCCTGACAGGTATATGTTTGAAGATATAAAAAGGAAAAGAACAGAGCTTGGTTCTATTGTGTTTGCACGAGAGTACCTTGTGATTCCTATTTCGGACAACTCAACTATTTTCCCATATGAATATCTTAGAAGGGCAACTACCGGCATGGATAAGATTTCTTTTGCGGACAGTATAGAGTTTTATCCGTTCGAACTTCAAAGGGTGGTAGTGGGGTGTGACTTTGCCGTCTCTGGTAATATTGGTGCTGACTATACTGTATATTCTGTTTGGGGAGTTGACTTTTCAGGCAATTATTATCTTATAAACTATTTCCGTGCAAAAGGTATGTCTCACAATGAACAGGTGGACAAGATTGTTCTTTTCAATCGTTTATACAAACCTACCAAAATTGTGTGCGAAGCTAACGGATTTCAAGGAATATTGTCTGCACTTGCAAGAGAAAGAGGACTTACCAATATCGAACAATTTACCACTACGGAAGGGAATAAGAAAGATTTATACACTGGACTTCCTTCTTTGTCTGCCATGTTTGAAAGAGGGCAAATAAAAGTTCCTTATAAGGAGGGCGAGACAAGAGAAAAAGTGGAGATGATGTTCAGCGAGTTTGCTTCTATTACCTTCAGAAGCGATAAAGGAAAACTGGAAGCAAGTTCAGGACATGATGATATCGTAATGAGCAATTTTCTGGCTCTCAACACTTTACGTGAAGAAGGTGAAAGCAGTGGATTTAGCATTAATTTGGTATAAAATTTAGTATCATGAATAAATTGAATCCTGGCTTTATGTCCGAAATATTTAAATTGATGTTTTCGGATGAAGTCATAATGTGTATAGCTTCGGAGCATCTGAAATATGAATTGATCCCTAAAGAATGGTCTGGATACAAATTCATACTAAGAGAAGCTGTCGATCAATATAGAGAAAAGGGGAAACTTCCCGCGCTTGGTGCTATCTGTCAAAAATTTTCTGATAATGACTTTGTATTGGATGCTGCAAAGGAAATAAAGAAAGCCAATCTGATAGACAGAGAAATAGCAATAGACCAACTTCAATCGTTTGTGAAAGAGACGGAGTTCGAACTTCTTTCCAAAAGGGTACATGACCTTTACGAAGAAGGAAAGAAGGAAGAAGCTATCCGTGTGAACGCGGAAGAATCGCAAAGGATTGTGGAGATGTCTTTTCGTTCCAAATCAGGGGGTTTTCAGTCTGTTTTCGGGGGTTTCCAACAACGTATGCTTGAAAGACGCATGGATGCTGCTACAATAACGGAAAGTCCAGTAAAAATTCCTTTCGGGATTGACAGGCTGGACGATGTATCTTTCGGTGGCATGGAAATAGGTGATACAACGCTTTGGATTGCTCGCAGTGGTACGGGTAAAGCGTTGACTTTGGACAGCAAAATTCTCACTCCTACTGGTTATATTTTGATGAAAGATGCTAAGGTAGGGGATATTATTTGTGATAGAAAAGGCGGTACTCAAACAATAGTTGGCGTATATCCTCAAGGAAGAAAGAAAGCGTATCGAGTAACTTCTGCAGATGGAAGTTTTGTTGATTGTAGCAAAGATCATCTTTGGACGATATGGGATAATTATCACAACTCAAAAGGTTATGAAACTATGCCTTTGTCGGAAATGATGGAGAAAGGAATTAAATTTGGCGGACACCATAACGGACAAAAATATCTTATTAAAAACAATATTGTAAGATACGGTTCTTATCCGCGTCCTCGTTTTTCTATACCATTGGTGGAAGGCGTTGATTTAGGAGAAAAAGAAGTTTTTATTGATCCTTATACGTTAGGCGTTTTATTAGGCGATGGAAGTTTTTCTGATAAAGCTGGTAATTTAACTGTAACGTTGCCAGACAATGAAATTATGGAAAAATTGAAGTTCCCAGAACAGATATACCTTAAATATGTAGCAAGGTATGCGTATAGGATTAATAAAGGGGAAAGTGAACATAATTTTCATTATTACTTAAAAAAATACGGACTTTTTGGGAAACTTTCTCACGAAAAGTTTATTCCAAAAGATTATATTTTCAACAATAAGAATGTTCGATTAGAGGTTCTTAGAGGGCTTTTAGATACAGACGGGTATGTTGAAAAAACAGGACAAATAGAACTTTCTCTATCTTCTAAACAATTAATAGAAGACGCTACTTTTATTGCAAGGTCATTAGGATGTTTGTGTAAAATATCAGAACCAAAAAGAGCTTCTTATGTAAACAAAAAAGGAGAAAGGGTTATTTGTAAATACAGATATAGATTGAGAATCACCCCTCCTAAAGGATTAGATTTATTTCATCTTTCAAGGAAACACGAAAGAGAGATAAATCCTAAGAAAAAGAATTTTGTTGAAAGAAGAATTGTGTCCGTTGAATATATTGGCATAAAAGAAATGCAGTGCATAAAAGTGTCAGGAAAAGAAGGACTTTTTCTTACAAATGATTTTATCGTTACTCACAACACGACTGTATTAAAATGGCACGGCTATTCTGCTGCCCTTAGAGGCGTTCCGGTTCTTCATATTCAATTGGAAGGTGGTGTTAAAGCCTGTATGCAGATATATGATCAGCTTTGGTCAAACCAGTCCTATTCCAATATCAAGTCAGGCAACATTGATCCCAACGATAAGAAAAAGATCGAAAAGGCGATTGAAGAAATTAAAGAAGCCGGTTCAGATATAGAGGTGTACGGTTTCAAGAAGTTCGGGCAGGCTTCTATGAGCGATGTAAGACAGCTATGCTACGATTATTTCAATACACACGGGCGTTTCCCGGGATTGGTCATTTTGGACTCATTGGACTTGGTAAAGACCGGCATTTCCAAAAAGATAGACAGTGATCCCGATCATAAGAAAGAAAAGCTACAGACTTGTGCGCAGCTTCTAAAGAACCTTGCCGACGAGATTGAAGCTCCTATTATCACAGCAACACAAACAAGTGATGTGCCTTTTGAAGTATGGAACAATCCTGACAAAGTAATAGACCGTTCCTATACGGAAGGAGACAAGACACTTGTAAAACCTTTTTCCTTTGTGTTTACGCTAAATATGACAATAGAGGAAAAGTCCAACGGCACGGCACGTATCTATGTGGACAAATTGCGTGACTACAAAGAAAGTCAAGAAGTGATAACGATTGCTACCAATTACGACAAGCGTAGGTTCTATCACAGGGGACGGACGATGGAGATGTACAACCAAATATCTGAAAGGAAGGAAGCGAAAAAGGCGGCAAGGAAGAAAAAGTCTGACGAACAAAAGATGGAAACGATATGATACGGATTGACGAAGAAGAAGTAAAGGCTGTGTTCGGACTTAGAATATTCGGTTCGCAAGGGTGGCTTTCAAATAAAGGGATGCCTTGCCCCTATTGTGGGAAGGAAAAGAAATGGGGTGTCAAGATAGATGTGCACGGGGGAGTTTTCCATTGCTGGAAATGTGGAACAAAAGCATCTTTCAAGGATTTTCTGGAAAAGGTAGGAAGAAAAGACCTTATACGGATGGAATATCAAAATTCTATAAGCACGAAACTTACTCCTTTGAAAGATGAGAAAGAGGAAAATGAGGAAGAAGAACTTCCTGTTCCGAAACTTCCTTTCCGTCTTGAAAGAATAGTATCAGACAGCTATCTTGATGGAAGGGGTTTTAAGAAATACCATTACGATCTTTTTGAGCCTTCTGAAACAAATTCCGTTCTTGAAAAGAACTTGCGAAACTATATCATTTTCAAAATGAAGATGGATGGTAAGCTGGTAGGATGGCTTGGAAGGAGTAGGTATTCTAAAGAATGGCATAAAAAGGATTTGGAAAGGGCAAAGGAAACAGGAACTAAGCCTCATTTAAGATACGAAAACAGCATAGGAACGAACTTCACGAAGATACTGGGAGGCTTTGATGAGCTTTCTTCTTCGGTCAAAGATGTTATCATAGTGGAAGGGTTGTTTGACAAGGTAGGAATAGACAATCTTTTGCAGCTTTGGGATTACAACAGTTTGAAATGTGTTTTTACGTTTGGAAATAGCATCAGCAAGGAACAAATCTCCTACTTGGAAAGAAAAGGTATCAAGAATGTGATCCTTATGTATGATGATGCAACTGTGGAAGAATCGAAAAGCGCAGGACTTATGTTGGGAAAGAAATTCAACACAAAGATAGCCTATCTTTATAAGCCAAGGATTGACCCTGGGGATATGGATATGGATTATTTGGACGATGTACTAAGCAATCTCTACGATCCTATTAATTTTTATGTATCTAAAATTAAAAAGTTGTGGTAGTAAGAATTAACTTTGTCGAAAATCATATATCATCATGGAAAAAAGCAGAGAATTGTCGGTAGACGAATATTTGAAGGTACTTCAACTGGAATACCTTACAAACAAAGTAAGAAGCCTTATTTTTGATCGTCCTGAATTTGTCAAGATGGCTTCTGATATAGCAGAGTTCAAAAAGGAAAGGATAGAGCTTCTTTCCAAACGTCACTTCAAATCTTCTATTTTTATGTCAACGGAAGAGTTTTTGAACTTTTATGAGAACGAGTTCTTGAATCCTTTCGGACTTCCCAATTTCCAGTATAGTAATGATAATAAAAAGCGTGCTTCACAGTGGTATTGGGATGTTGTTCATTTGCTTGGGAAGAATCAGGTTGTCATTTATAAAGACAATGAATATTCTGTATTGGGAAACAACATGAAGGATCAGACGGTTTGCATTCAGATAGGCAAAAAGAAGAAAAATGTAAAATATTCAGAAATCAAGATACAGAAACTTGTGATGTGTTTTGATGGTAAATTATTATAAATCAATAAATTATTTCGAACTATGAATTTTAAAGAGTATGAAGTTCACGCAGCTTCAACAGCTTGCTATGCAAAAGAGGTAGCTATTCCGTATGTGATAATGGGTCTTACCAATGAACTGGCAGAAGTCTATGAGAAGGTAGATAATGCAGCAGAAGCAAAGGAAATTGCAAAGGAAATAGGAGATGTCCTTTGGTATGTTGCCATGATAAGACAGGAACTTGATTTGCCGGAATTGGAATTTCCCGAAATCATTTTAAAACTGAATGACGAGGATGTTTATCGTTTAAGCCCTTCTTATTTGCTACAACAAGTAGGCATTATCAGCGGACATGTAAAGAAATTCTTCCGGGATGATGATTACAAAGCTGGATTCTCGGAAAAAAGAAAAGAGGCGTGTCACAAGGCTTTGGAACAAATTTTACAAGGATTACAGAACCTTGCCGTTTACATTGAAGGAGATAAAGGTGACTATTCTTTAATATCCATTGCAAAGGGAAATGTAGAAAAGCTGGCCAAAAGAAAAGCCGAGAATAAAATACATGGGGACGGTGACAACCGGTAACTATTATGGTACGTGCTGTTACTTTTTTAGGAGCTTCTTGCGTTGGAAAGACATCTGTTTTTGATCTTATCGAAAAGGACAGATCATTTGCCAGATTCGCCAAAATAGGCAGCATATCAAGACAACTTGTAAAGGAAGGGGAAATAGACCCTTCCTTTAATTCTGTCCCCAGCCAAAGGGCGATATTTGACAAGTATCTTGAAGTGCTGCACGGTGAAAACTATATTTCCGATAGAAGCGTTATTGATGTTCATACTTTCACAAGGACACTGCCCTATTCGATTTCGTTAGATAATGAATTAAGGCGGCAGTCGGATTTGATAAGTCTTAATGAGTATTATCTTCCTGTTATCTTTTATTTTCCTATCTATTGGAATGTTGAAAGTGATGGAGAAAGATTGAGTGACGAAAACAGGAGAAGAAAATGGGACAGCGAGATAAGGAGATTCTTAATAGACAAGAGATTGCCTTACGAAGTAATACCAAATGACACTCCTTTTAATAGGGTAAGATTTATAAAGAGTGTACTTTCTACAAGAATGAATTTACGTTAAATTCATTGCTAAAATCGGCAAAACTTCAATTATTGTATGCAATAGTTGTATATTTGCCGATAGAAAAACGAAAAGAAGACAATATGGAGACTTTATTTAATGAGTTGGAAGAATATCTTTCTTCCAATACAATACAATACACTTCTGACAGGGAAAACTATACTGTGTCATTTGATGGGAAGACATACGAGCTTTTCCCTCCAAATGATGATGGGTATTTCTTTGACGAAGATTTTCGGTGGGACAATGAAACTACCGAATATGATGGATATGTCTTTCGTTTTGGTGGCGTATGGTACACTATAGAGAAAGGACAGGAACGTGACCCTAAGCTGAATCGTGTAAAATGGAGAGGTCAAAGCGAAGTGGCAGGACTTTCTTCCAATTTTTTGGGTGTACATGGTTCGTTTGAGCTTCTGAACGGAACAAGCCTATACTCCGATTGGGTAAAGAAATCCAAATTCTTAGGAATCGAACGTCTTGGTATAGTGGAAAAAGGGACACTTGCAGGGGCATTGAAATTTCAGAATGCTTGCAAATCTGTAGGGATCATTCCTGTGTTTGGGTTGGAAGTCCCTGTAAAAGATGAAAAAAAAGACATTTCGTTCACTTACAAAATTTATGCCCAAAACGAAAAGGGGTGGCAGCATCTTCTTGCCATCAATAAAATAATCAATTGTGATTCTTCCGGGAAATTCATAACTCCTAAAGACATATCGGAACATACGGAGGATGTGTTTATTGTTTTTGATCCAAAAACAATTGATTATACTGATGTTCCTATTCTTTTAAGAAACAAGCATAACGTGTTTTGGCAAGCTGATACAGTGGAATATGCAAAGTTCAACAGAGATACAGAATATCTTACAAACTTTGAAGCCTTTTATAAGTCGAAAATGAAACCTGTAGCACTTTGCGATGCCTTCTATATTGAACCGGAATATTACATTTTAAGGGAAACTGTAAATAAGATAGGAAAGAAGGTCAATCATAAATCCTACAATCAGTATTTTAAGGATGAGGTTACTTACATGGAAGAACTTCTTTCTTTATTTGGGGATCAGTCTATAGGGGAAGCCTTTTATTTAAAGGCACGGGAAAATATGGATATGATTGCGGAAAGTTGCAATTTTGAAATTCCTACTGATAGTAGACATCTTCCTCGTTACGAAATGATAAAAGAGGAAAAAGAAAAGTATGAATCCAACGAAGATATGTTTGATTCCCTTATCTATGAAGGTCTGGAGAATAAACCGGAACTTTTAGAAGACTATTCGGAAGATGTATTGGTAGAACGGATCGAAAGGGAATCCGATACGATCAAATTTGGAGATGTAGTGGATTATTTTTTGATCTTACGTGATATCGTCAATTGGTGTAAGGGGAACGATATTTTATTAGGCGGGGGAAGAGGTTCGTCAGCAGGTTGTTTGATTTCTTACCTTTTTGGTATTGTAAATACAAATGCCTTAAAGTTTAACTTACTTTTTGAAAGATTTTTGAACAAAGGACGTGTCAAAGTGTCACTTCCTGATGTGGATACAGACGTTCCAGGAGAGAAAAGGCCATTAGTAAAACGATATATGGAAGAACGTTTTGGAGAAACACAGGTTTGTTCTGTAGGTACATACACTACCTTGCAGATAAAACAAGCTATAAATGACGTAGGAAAGATTTATGGAGCTTCCATTCCTACGCTTAGAAGAATTTCCAAAATGATAGAAGATGTGAAGACGGAGGAAGATTTTCTAAGACTTGCCTGTAGAAAGGAAGAAATAGCACAATTCGTGAACAAATATCCCGAAATGATGAATGTCGTTTTCCTTCTTCTTGGGCAACAAAAGGCAGCTTCCATTCATGCTTGTGCCATGATGATTTTCCCAAAGGAAAAGACAATGTATGAGTGGTGTCCTGTAAGAAAAGTAGACAACCTTGTTGTTAGTGAATGGGAAGGCGGAGAAATGGATGAAGCAGGTTTTTTGAAAGAAGATATCTTAGGAATCGAACAGCTTGATAAATTTACCGATATTCTTACTTTGATAGAAAAGAATACGGGAAAGAAGATCAATCTCTATGCAGATATAGAATATGATGATCCAGAAGTGTACCGCTATTTTGCAAACGGCTGGCTTAGTGATATATTCCAATTCTCTGCAAAGGGACTTTCTTCTTACACGCAGAAAATGAAGCCTAAAAATATGGATGATGTAATTGCTGCACTCTCCTTGTTTCGTCCCGGTCCAATGGAAAACGGCTTTCACATGGATTATATTGCATTGAAAAATGGCGAGAAAGAGCCTGAATATCCTATTGGTACAGAAGAAATATTGAAAGATACTTACGGGCTTCTTGTCACACAGGAACAGATCATGAATATTTGCAATCAACTTGCTGACTTTGACTTAGTTACGTGTGATAAAGTACGCAAGGCATTGGGGAAGAAAAAGTTAGATGTTCTTCTTCCGTTGAAGGCAAAGTTCATAGAAGGGTATGCGAACAAATTCGGAAGCAAAGGTGCAACTAAAGAGAGCGCAGAACATCTTTGGGATCAGATGGAAGAATTTGCTAAGTATTCGTTCAATCGCTGTATTTCAGGTAGTTGCAAGTTTTTAAGGAACGCTTGCTCTAAAAGTAAAAGACAACCAACCATTGAAGAAATGTATTCGATCCGAAACGATATTGAATTTGCGAAAGCAAATAATTGGTTGCCACTTAGAAGTAAATATATGAGATTGGGGTATGGAGAATGTCTTACTATGTGTGAAGATGGTAGAATTAGAACACGTAAGATTAAAGATATTCGATTTGCTGGCGTAAAACAAACTTATAAAATTACTTTAGAAGACGGCCGATATATTTCTGTTACCGATAATCACAAATTTCCTACTCAAAGAGGAAAAATGATGTGTAAAGATTTAATAGTAGGGGAAGATAGCTTGTTTGTTCAATTGCCGTATGAAAAAACGGATAGTCAAAGATATAATTTTACTGATTTTAGAGGTAAAAATTGGAGTAAGGGTCATCCTGAATGCCTTAATTCAAAAAAAGGACACATAGGCTTTGTAAAGACAAATGGAGAATCTGCTAAATTTGAATCTTTTAGAGAGCAAAACGGAGGGTTTTGTATTTGTAAAATTTGTGGGAAAGAATGTCGATTAGAGATACATCATGTTGATGGGAATAGACGTAATAATGAAAATGAAAACCTTATCTCTATTTGTGCTTCTTGTCATAAGAAAATTCATTATCGAGAATTTAATAGGACGAAACGAGGGGAGAAAGGCTATCCTTCTAAACTAATGAGAATTGTTAGTATTGAGCCTGATAAGATAGAAAATGTATATGATGTTGAAGTGGACGATCCAAACCATAATTTTTGTACGGAACAAGGCGTTATTACTTGTAATAGTCACGCTGCTGCTTACGCTATTAACGCTTACAATTCTTTGTGGCTGAAAGTACATTATCCATTGGAGTTTTGGTCGGTTGCCTTATCTCGTGCAAGTAAAGATGATTTTCCTCGTTATATTAATGAGATGAATCAAACGGAAGGGATTGAAATCAAACCTGTTAATATCAACAAATCTGATGTTGATATCGTAGGTGATAAAAAGAGCAACAGTGTTTATTGGGCACTCAATGCCACCCAACAAGTCGGAGAAAAGGCACAACAACAGATCATTGAGGAACGGGGAAAGAATGGAGAGTATTTTTCTTTGGAAGAATTTGTAGACCGTCATTCCTTTAAAGGTTCTTCTGTTAATAAGTCCACTGTTGAAAATCTTATTTATTCAGGTGCTTTTGACGAGATGGACGAAACAAGAGAGTTTTCCAATATCTTCTCTGCAAGGGAATATATGCTTGGGAAATATCGAGAAAAGAACCGTATCAAGATAGATAGGGAAAAGGACGAATACAGTGTTGCTTTCAACAAAAACAAGATAGGTAAGGATTGGTGGTGGCTTTTGCAGCAGAAAAACAAGTCCGGTTTCGCTTTCTTTGATTACAAGAAATTGGCAGAGGAATACCTTGGTCCGAAAGCAAAGACTGCGGAATATTACGATGTGGACGATTTGCAAAACTATGACGGTTCTACTTATAAAATGGCAATGGTGGGAGGATATGTGTTGGAAGTGGAAGAAAAGGAGTCAAAAACAGGGGCATTTGCCAGCCTTCTACTTGAAAACAACTACAAATTCCTTCGTGTGGTGATATTCCCTGCCGACTATATGAACAAAGAAGAATATATCCAAAGTTGCAAGAAGAACATCTTACTACTTACTGGAAAGGTTTCTTTTGATAGGTTTAAAGAGGAATATGTGATACAAGCAAATGGAAATAGTCAATTTGTAAAATTGGGAGTGTGATGGAAAAAGAAGAGAAAGAAAAGATTTTATGGGATTGTATTGAAAATCGTGCCGGTGAAAGGGCAAAAGATTTTTCATTTCCGATAGATATTTTTAATGGCATTTTAGATGCAATGGAGCAGTATGCTAATTTAAAGATGAAAGAAAATGAAATTGGTTAGGAATATTGGTGACAAGGCTATAGTCTTGATTTCAAATGACCTTAAAAATGAACTGGATATGGATGCTGTAACTTCTATAGACCATTCCAACCTGTACGGGGAGATAGCTACAAGTTCAGTCTTATTGAATAAGATAGGACTTCTTCGTGCGCAGGCTGAATCCGAATATGAAGCCGCAAAGTTGGAATTTTCTGTACACAAAGCACAGCTTTCTACAGAGATAAGACGGGAATCTATTGTGAATGCCGGAAAGGTCAAAGTGGAAGATATAGGACTTGTGAAACTTACAGAAAGTTCTTTGGAAGATATTCTTATTATCAATCCAGAGCTTAATGCAATGCAAAAGGCACTTGTCAAGAAGAAAAAGTATTTGGCGGAAATAGATAGTCTCTATTGGGCGTTGCAGTCGAAAGACCGAAAATTAAATAACTTAGTTCCAAAAGTTACACCGGAAGAGTTTTTGGATAATTTAGTGGAAGGAGAAATAAATACATTCATAATTAAAAAAGAAAAGTAACATTTTTATTATCAACATTTTAAAACATTAGAGTTATGAAATTTGACAGATCGATGTTCAAAAAACAGTCTGTAGAAGATTTGGATTCAGAAGTAAAGCAAGCAGAAAAGACAATGCGAAAGGGTGGTAAATCTTATACCGGATTTGCTACCGTCCAAAAAGGAAAGAATACATTCCGTGTAGCTCCTTCAATGGGTAAAGCCTATGTCGCTTGCAAAATGTCAAAGCTTCACGTGGAAGTTCCTACTTATGACGAGAACGGTAATGTAACAGGAAAGGAAGTAAAAGACAAGAACATTTTTTGCGCGGACGTACATGGACGCAACCTTCTTAAAGGAAAAGACCCTATCGTCCTTTATTGCGACTATGCGAGAAAGAAAGCATCCGAAGAATATCAAGATGATACGGAAAGACGCAAGTACCTCAATCCTATCATGGGCTACAAGAAAGGCAACAAGTTCGTATGGGGCATCAATCCTACATTGGCTTATGTCTGCTATGTGTATCAAGGGAACAAGGATTTTGCCCGTTTGCAGCTTTATGGAACATGGATGAACCGTATAAAGGAAATTTCTGTAGAACAATCTGATGATGATACGGTTTCATTTGATATCTTTTCACAGATGGAAGGTGCTTATCCTCTTGTAATCACAATGGGAGAAGATGATAAAGGTAAAAAGACTTATTCTTTATCTGCCGGCATACCGAAGAAAGGTCAGTCATGGGATGAATTTTTTGAAGAAACTGCTATCCCGGACGAAGACATGGAGTATTTCTTGAATGAAGTTCCTTCGCTTGAAGAAATTTACAAAGATTCTTACAGAACAAAGGATTTTGAAATGGCTTTGGATGGATTGAAACGCTTCGATGAAGAAAACAATTATGATATCTTTTCCGACGATGAGTTCTTGAATGAAATTGAAGAAATGGCAGCAATGCTTCCAGACGATAGTCAATCAGAGGAAGATAAGAAAACCCCATTTGACGAGGACGAAGATGAAGAAGAAAAACTCAAAAAGAAAACTGTAGCAAAGAAACCGGCAAAGAAAGAAGACGAGGAAGAAAAACTCAAAAAGAAAACTGTAGCAAAGAAACCGGCAAAGGAAGAAGACGAGGAAGAAAAACCTGCACCCAAGAAACAGGTTGTAAAAGCTCCAGCTTCGGAAAAGGCAGCAAAAGTCGCTTCCTATCCTCCGCTTTCTAAGATGAAAGCCTTTTTGTCGCAATATATTGATGAAGAATATCCTGGCATGGAAATTCCATCCGATCTTACAATCACAAAACTTCGTGAATGGTACGATCTGGCACAAAAGGGAGAAGCGTTGCCTTTCCCGGAAGGCGAAGAAGAGGATACAGAACAGGAACATGAAACTGAATATGACGATGATCGGGCAAAAGACGAACCGGAAAAGGAAGATGGGGAAGATGAACGCCCCGAAGAAGAGGAATCTCCTATTGATGAAGGGCAGACGGACAATGATGAAAAGCTGTTGGAAGCCAAAAAACGCTTACAAGCTCTAAAAGCCCGAATGAAAAAGAAATAATTTTCTTTTCGTTTTCCTAATATATTAATCAGAAAGGGGATGGATAATTTTGTGTTCCTCCCCTTTCCCAACAATTTTGATCATGAGCAGCAAATATTTAGCTATAATTTCAACGGATCATCATCTTACTGCCGATAATGCTACTATTATAAAAGATATTCTTTTGGAAGAACTTGACTTGGCAGAAAAGAAAAAGATACAAACCCATATATGGTTGGGTGATGTTTTTGATAACAGGGTATCGCAAAGAGAAGTGTGCCTTTCCACATTGAATGATGTCCTGGAAGAATACGACAAACGCGGACACCATGTGATCTGTATTCCCGGCAACCATGACAAAACATCCTACACAAGCAAGAAATCGTTTCTTACTCCTTTTAAATATCATCCGTCTTTTACTTTGGTAGAAGAATTGGACGGAATGCAAGTAGAAGGTGTGTATTGCTTTTTTCTTCCGTTTTTTACAGATGATATTCTTTTGGATGAACTGGAAGAAATAGGGGATAAAAGAAAGAAGAATATCCTCTTTGGACATTTTGCGGTCACAGGAAGCAAGAACATGGACGGATCGGAAGTGTCCAACCTTTTAAAACCTTCCATGTTCCAGATGTTCAAAAAAGTGTACTTGGGACACTATCACAACTACCAACGGGTAGGAGAGAATATCTATCATTTAGGAAGTGCCCAACAAAATAACTTCGGGGAAGATGAAAAGAAGGGTTTCTGGCTTTTGGATTCGGATTTGAATGTAGACCTTGTTTCTTCTACAAAAGGACAAGTATTCAAGAAACTGGAAATCGATTTGGGGGAAACTCCCCACAAACAGGCGGTGTCACTTATCAAGAAATTCAAAAAGGAGAACCCTACTGCCCGTGTAAGAGTGGAAGTCTGGGGAGAACAATCTTCACTTGATGCCTTTGATAAGGATGCCTTTACAAAAGAAGGCATAGATATCAAGAAAAAGTTTAAGGAAGTGGAAGAAAAACATTCTATGTTGACAGAAGTAAAGGCACTTGACAAAAAGGACATAGAAGAAAGGTTTTCTGCTTTTTGTAAGGAAAACGAATATGACGAAAAAGAAGGAAAAGAAATTTTAGACAAGTTGATGTATGGCGAAGAAAAAGGAAACTAAAAAAACGGAAGAAGCGGTAACTGGGGAAGTGCAGCAACCTAAAGAAGAAAAGAAACCGAACCGTCTCGGTGATCTTATAAGCCGGATTGAAAGTAGGTTTGGAAAGGAAGCCATAGCGGGGAAGAAGCAAGATATAGAGTTCGTACATTCTGGTTCTTTCCTGTTAGATGAAATACTTGGCGGAGGATGGGCAAAAGGGCGTATTGTGGAAGCCTACGGAGGCTTTTCTTCCGGTAAGACAAGCATAGCTTTCCATCTTGCTACCGAAATCCAAAAACAAGGAATGGAAAGCTAGTATCTTGATACAGAAAATGCAGTTGATCCGAAATACATGGGAGCTATTGGCGTAGACCTTTCTCCTGACAAGTTTATCCTTTCCCAACCTTCTACGGCAGAGGAAACGTTAGAAATAGCAAAGGAAATGTGCAATGAACCTTCTATTGGATTGGTGGTGATTGATTCTATTGCAGGGTTGGTCCCTACAGCTCTTTTAAATGGAGAGGCAGGAGATGCCCATATAGGTCTTACAGCAAGGCTTTTAAGCTCACAGGTAAATATCTTGAAAAACATCTGCAAACAAACAGGGTGCATTTTATTCTGCATCAACCAGATCAGATCAAACATAGGCGGGTATGGAAATGCAACCACTACTCCAGGAGGATTTGCCATACCTTTTTATGCAAGTCAAAGGGTTGAACTTGCCCGTGTAGGCTCTGATAAGGAGGGTGAAGTGTCCGTTGCCAATAAGGTAAAGATCACATGCAGGAAGAACAAAGTCGCTCCGCCTATGAAAACTTGCAATATTGTTATCCGTTTTGGTGTAGGTATTGACAAGGTGATGGAAATGCTTAGCATGGGATTGGACTTAGGTGTACTTACAAAGAAAGGAACGTATATCTATTACGGAGAAGAAAAAGTAGGATTTGGTTTCCCTGCTGCGAGAAAAAAGCTAATCAAAGAAACAGAACTTTTTGACAAGATTAAAAAAGATGTCCTTTCAGAGTTCAGAAAGAAAGAAGTAACATTTGAAAACAAGGAGGTGGAAGATGAAGCCGGTCAAGATTGAAGCAACAAATTTTGTGTCATTCGAGCATTTTGAATACACATTCCAAGATGGGGTAACCGCACTTGTGGGATTGAATAAAACAGACGACAATCAAGGCAGTAACGGTAGCGGTAAAGCGTTGACGATGGGTTCCGATATTCTTACCCCTAATGGGTTTGTAAAAATGAGGAATATCAAAGTAGGAGACATTATCCTTCATCCTTCCGGTGCTTATCAGGTGGTGAGAGCGATTCCGTTTCATGATACAGATATTGCATACAAGATTACTTTTTCTGACGGTACGGAAGTAAAATGCAATAAAGAGCATTTATGGAAAGTACGAACAAACCAAAGCGAAGAATGGTCTGTAATTTCGCTTGGCAAGATCATGGAAAGAAGCAAAGATGAAGAAGTGTTTTTTGAAGTTCCTGGGTGTTTCGGCAGACCGTCTAAAAAGATGGTTTCTTTTACCTGTATGGGTGCGGAAGAGCAACAATGTATTACCGTTTCGGGAGAGGACGGAATGTTTATCACGAACAACTACACACCTACTCACAATTCTTCTATGCAACAGGCAGTTTATTTTGCCATAACAGGTAACAATTATCGGAGCAGTATTGACAAGAAACTGATTCGAAACGGTGAGAAGGAAGCGAAAGTATTACTTGATATAGAATGTCCCATAAGGAAAGAAACTCTCCATATTGAGCGCATTTTACCCTTAAAAGGAAGCAGTAAACTTAATGTGTCTATGAATGGTGAGCCAGTCAGTCTTGCTACTGTAAAAGACGGCAACAACTATATCCTTTCATGGATGGGTATTTCACCGGAAGATTTGAAAAGCTATTTTCTTATCTGTAAAGAATATTACAAGTCGTTCTTTAAAAGTTCCAATACGGACAAATTGGCTCTCATAAGTCGTTTTATCAATTATGACTTCTTGGATGGCAGTAAGGATATTATACAAAAGGAACTGGACGAAATTTCATCTAAAAAGTCAGCTATCCAAAGCAAAAGAGATCGTGCGGAAGGGAGTGTAGAAGCATTGCGGCAAATGATAGAGGATGCCGTTAATTTCGACTTCGAAGCGGATCGAAAGGAAAGGATCGAAAGGGTGGAAAGTAAAATCAAGTCTTTAAAAGAAGATATTGATTCTGCTAAATACAATATTGACTATAACAAGAAAAACATTGACAAAGGAAAGAAAACACTTGAAGTCTTGGAAGAAGAACTTCGAGAAGCCGAAGAAAAGAAAAAGAAACTTCCTTCTACTAAGGAAATAGAAGATGTGATTGAATCCGTCAAAAAAGAACTTGGAAAAGCCAAAGAAGATCAGAATGAGATTTTGGAAACAAAAGAAGAGCTTTTGAAAATCCATGACGAACTGAAAGTGTCTCTTCGGAAAGTTCTTGTAAACCTTTCTGGGACGATTACATGTCCTAAATGCAAGCATAAGTTCTTGACACTTCAAGACACCACACTTGAAAAGGAAGAGAAGAAAAAAGAGAAAATAGGGAAACAGGAAAAGGAAGTTGTCGGGGAAATAACATCTTTGGATGAATCCCTAAAGGAATACGAAGACCTTATTTCTTCTTTCATTCAAGTGAAAAACGAACAGGAGGATGAACTTGACAAAATCCGGGAAGCAGGAAAAGAAATTTCATCTGCTGTCTATAAGATCACAAGTGAAATAGAATCTGAAAAGTCCAATATTTCCATTCTTGAAAAGCGAAACAAAGGGCTTTTAGAAAACATAGCTGCCGGAAAAGAAGATGTAAAACGTCTGGAAAAACAGATAAAGGAAATCGAAAAGGAAATGCCTTCTTCTATTGATACTTCTTCACAGGAAAAGCAAATAGAAGAAATGATGCTTGCTATCGCAGGGTATGACAAGGAAATGACGGAATTGGAAAACGAAATGTTTCGCAAGAAAGAGTGGATAGGAAGATTCAAATCATTCAAGATGTACCTTGCGATAGAACAGTTAAAGAATATCCAACTTCGAGCAAACAATATTCTGAAAGCAGAAAACAGCGATCTTAGAATTGTCATAGAAGGATTTAAGACGAAAGCAGACGGAGACATAAAAGAAGAGATAACGCCTTATGTTGTTAGGGACGAGGCGGAAAACTTCTGGTATTACAGTGGCGGAGAGCGTGCAAGGGTGGAAATCGCTTTGATTATAGCCATACAAGGAATGATAAACGAGACGAACAAATGGGGAGGATTGCAATTCCTATCCATTGATGAAATCACAGAAGGACTATCGAAAGAAAGCCTATATGACGTGATAGAAGCATTGGAGTTCATTCAGTTTCCTATACTTGTTACAACTCATATTTCGAATGAAAACGCTTCATGCAAAACGCTTAAAATAGTAAAGGAGAACGGCATAAGCCGTATTGAACAATGAACAAGAAAACAGAATCGAAGTTTTATATAGGGATAGATAATGGTGTGACCGGTTCTATAGGCATAGTAGGGAAAGAACTGACCTATTATGAGTTCATGGAAACACCTATCACATTCGGGCAGGATTACACAAAAGCAAAGAAGAATGTGTCAAGGGTGAACGTAACGGCACTTGCCGAAGTAATTCATACTCTAAAGGGATATGGTTTGTGTGTGGCCGTCTTGGAACGTCCCATGAAAAATCCGGCAAGATTTGATGCTACATGTTCTGCTATGCGTGCTTTGGAAGCGGAACTTACCGTATTGGAGCTTTATGATGTTCCTTATATGTTCATAGACTCTAAAGAATGGCAAAAGGAAATGCTACCTAAAGGGGTTGTAGGCACTAAAGAATTGAAAAAGGCATCTCTTGACATAGGAAAAAGGCTGTTCCCAGAGATAAACTCAAAACATCCTGATAGAGATGGAATTTTGATAGCGGAATACGCAAGAAGGAAATGTATTCTCTAAACAATTACCAGAAGGAAAGCGAGAAAATGTAAGAATATATTTTGACATGTAAGAATAAACTATTACATTTGCCACATCAAAAAGTAACAAACAAAAAACTATAAAACAATGGCTAATCAGAAGTATTTTAACATTTTTGTACTTTCCTTCCTTGATAGGATTGAAGGGATTGAACACGATTTGAGCTACTTGAAAAAGAGTGCGAAAGACATTAACAGCATTGAATCAGTGGAAGAAGCACTTCATATTTTGAAAGATAAAATAAAACAATTGCAACATGATAATAATTTTTTGCGAGAACGATAATTGCTCCCGAAAAGGAGTAAGGTCACCAATTGCTAATCCTAAGTATGTGTTTCGGGACGGAAAACTTGTTCCTATGAACATTCCAGTTTGTCCTGAATGCGGAAAGCAAATGTCTTATGAGGAAGAAAAGAGCACAGAAATGCCTAATCTTTCAATAGGCGAGTTTAAAATGATGTCTGATTCTGACAAGAAAAAGGTGTTGAAGGAAAGGTCTAAGGCACTTTCTAAAAAGGACAACAGCGAAGACAAGATACGTCACTACAAGGAAAAAGCAATCAGAAACATGTTGAACGTAAAATTATGAGGTATGGAAAATTTATTGTATGAAAATGTGAAATACATCTATAGGGTGACAAAAAGGAACACTCTCGTGCTTGTCAACTCAAAAGGAGAAATGGAAAGATGTATATCTCTTACTAACTTCAAAGGAAAAACAAGAGACTTTTTTATGAATGAAGCGGAGGGTTACGACATTACAAATACTGTAAACAAAGTGAACCTTACCAATTACTCGGAAGCTACTGTAGAGAAATTTATCGAAGAAAGTGATTTTGTGTCTGTAGCGTTTGGACACGATAACTTTATAACTTACAGAAATGTATTGAAGCCTCATGAACTCAGCAAATGATTGTATTCTTGATAAAGCAGTAGGAAAGATGCTTGTTCTTCCTGCCGGTGAAGAAGCGGAAGTGAGGTCTGTTCGCGTAGGAAGAGATTACCGAAGTATAGAGATAGACATTCTGAAAAGCGGAAAGTTGAAATCTATCCGAATGGGTATCACAGGGTTTTTGAAAACAGCAATTTTAAAGGACAAATGAAAAAGAATGTATTGTTAATCACCTGTCTTTCTATTTGTCTTTCCATAGGACTGGGAGGCTGCAAAAGCCGTGTTTCCACAAAGATGGATTACACTTTTACCTTAAAGGACTCTTTAGTCTGGGAAAGAGAAATGACGGACAGCCTTGTAAAAGTTCCCTATTCTATTGTCAATATGGTAGTCAACCCTTCGAAAATGGAAGATGGGGAGAAGAAAGAGACAAACAAAGGACAAGCTAACCTTTCCATAGAAAAGAAAGGAGACACCATTTTCATAGAAGCATCTTGTGATAGTCTTGAATTGACAGTGAAAAGCCTTAAAGAAAGGCTGTCAAAGATATCACAAGAAAACGGAACATTGAAAGAGCAAGTGAAGGCTACCCCAAACAAGATGCTTTATCTTTTGGGAGGAATAGCAATAGGAGCTTTCACTATTCTTATAGCATTGATTGTGTTACTCAAAACAACTAAAAATATTTGAGATATGCTTATACATCAAAAAGAACTGGAAGAAAAAATTATAGAAGCCAATCGGCTTTACAGAGAAGGAAATCCTATCATGTCTGATAAGGAGTATGACAGTATGAAGGAAGGACTGGAAAAGTATTTCCCAGACAGCGATATTCTAAAAAAGGCTATCGTTGAAGAAAGTGTAAAAGGGGATCGTATGGAAAGACTACCTTTTCCTATGTTTTCTTTGGAAAAGGTCAAGACGGTGGACGAGATTGTAAGATGGGTAAAGGACGTATGGGGATTGTCTCCTAACGACCGTGTTGTCATTACGCCTAAATATGATGGTATTTCTTTGCTGGTTGATGAAACAACAAATGATTGCTGGACAAGGGGAGATGGCACGGAAGGACAGAATAGCCGGGATCATTACCGTTATGTAAATCATGGCAATCCTATGAATAAGAAAGGGTGTTTTACTTTCGGGGAAGCGATCGTCCCTATCGGCATGTTCCTTAAAAACGTAAAACCTCTTGGGTATAAGAGTGCAAGAAACGCTGTTGCCGGTGCATTCAATGCAGATGATTTCAATGCACAAGTTCTTGGGAATACCGCTTATGTGAGATATGGCATTATGGATTCTGACAGAGATAAATCCATGCAGCTTGCAGAACTTCGAAACGATTATGGGAATTACGCTACACAGTATTGGGTAACTTCCGCCGGCGTGTTCGATGATAATAAAACAGCCCTCACCTATCTAAACGATTTGTTTGAATCAATCAAGAATTTTAAATGTGATGGACTTGTAATCGAAGTTGATAACAAAACAAAACGAGAAGAATTAGGACGGTTGCCTAATGGGAATCCGCGTTACGCTATTGCTTACAAGAATCCCGACTGGCAAGAACGATACACGACAAAAGTTCAAAAAATCGAATGGAGCATTTCAAAAGACGGCAAAGCAAAACCTGTAATTGTATTCAGTCCGGTGGAATTTGACGGAGCGACTGTTTCACGATGCACTGGATATAACGCTAAATATATTACGGACAATCATATTTCACCAAATGCTTATATTGTCGTATCAAGAAGCGGAGATGTTATCCCTAAACATTTGGAAACGGTCAGTTACAATGTGGAACTTTTTCGTGAAATGTGCGATGGTATGATGATTTGTCCTTCTTGCGGAAATCCGTTAAAATGGGACGAAACGCTTACAGATATTGTTTGCATCAATCCTGATTGCAAAGAAAAGATAATCAAACAAATTACTTATTTCTTTGCAACGCTTGAAACGGAAGAAATGCAAGAAGCCACTATCAGAAAATTCTATGAAGGAGGACTTGATAGTGTAGAGAAGATTGTGAATGCAAGCGAAAAGGAATTGTCTCAAATTGGAGGAATAGGAGCGAAATTGTCCAAAAAGTTACGAGGTCAATTCGATAAATATGCGGACAATGGAGTTTCCTTTGCAAAAATCCTTACTGCCTATAATGTGTTCGGTGGTGTGATAGGAGAAAAGACTTGTCAGATGATTTTTGATTCTTTGTCGGACGAAGATGTAAAAGTCTTGTTTAATGACGGTACATTACCCAACAAAACACTTCTTTCTATTGATGGTGTTGCTGAAACTACTGCCACTTCTTTTGATAATGGACTTGCAGTTTTCTTTAATATCATTGAAGATTCACCTTTCCCTATCTCTTATGTAAAAAACAATGTTGTTCTTGCGGACAATCCCGAATCAGTATGCTTTACAGGATTCAGAAATAAAGAATGGGAAGAAAGATTATCCAAAGAAGGGCACAAGGTCGTTTCAGGAGTATCAAAGAACACGACCATCCTTGTAACAAAAGACAAAGAAAGCTCTTCTTCAAAAGTAAAGAAAGCAAAAGAGCTTTCCATTCCTATTCTTACACCGGAAGAGTTTGAAACAAAAATGAGATGGAAAGAGAAATAGAAGATTGGATCAATGACTTTGAAAGTGACGAAGATTTTGATCTGAACGATGATGATCAGTTTGAGTAAACATATTTTAAAACAATAAGTTATGGAAGAAAAAGAAATTGTAAGAAAATCAGTCCCTATTCCTAAAAAATGGTTGAAGGAGCTTCTTGATTTTTTAGGAATAGAAGAAGATCGTTATCTTGCTTGGATACTGTTTCCTCACGAATGTAACGATGTATTAGGATTTATCTTTAGTGAAGATCGAACAAAAGAAATAGTAAGAGAAATCTATCATCCTACCGAAGAAGAACTAAAACAAGAGGATGAATGGGAAAAGGAATTGATAGAAGAAGTAGGTTATTCAAAAATGGATTTTTGGAAAGAGGCGATGACGATGTATCCGTTGCATCAGTTTGCATATTGGAAGAACGCTCTCGACCCTTTGAAACTTGGCAAAATGATGGCTAATTTGCATAAAATTTCGAAAGAGTTGGATAAGCCGTTGGATTCCCCAGAAGTTTTATTGGAATACCAAAAACATTTTGAAGGTATTGATGACAATACGGCGATTGCATTTATGTACCCTATTTATTTTCCGGTAGATTCAATATACGGTTCTACTGATTCCGTTATTTTACCTGACAATTTCGAAGTGACAAAAGAAGAGAAAGAAGAAGAAAAGGATGAGTAAGATTTACAAGGAGATAACCTTCAACTTCACCAAAGCATTGAACAAATTGGAATTAAGGACAAGTGCCAGAAGTTTCATCTCTATGCGTAAGACAGAGAAGATTATCTCCTTACTTTTTGAGATCATATTTGATAAACTGGAAAGAAACGGAAAAGTAAACATAAGAGGATTTTGCATTATCAAGAAAATCAAATGTAAAGAAGGAAAGCATTATTTTGAATTTATAGACAATAGAAAGAAATGACATGTACTACTATAGAGAAAAGGACTATTGGTATTTTGGTGCTTTGGAAAAATCAGTTTACAAGAACATTAAACTGATTTCATCCTTTAAACGTAACGCTACCAATAAGGAAATATACATAAAATCTGATCCAGCAAAAGATTTCCTTTTAAAAGAGTTTGTTTCCGACAACGAAATAGAAGAAGTTGATCCTCTTTCAATAGTCCGTCCTGGCTGCAAAGCCGAAATAAAGCCTTACAAGGAACTTTTATCCCGAAAGGATATAGAACTATTGATAGACAATCTTCCTCTTTTAAAAAAGCCGAGAAGCTATCAAATGGACTATCTGTATTATGCAATCAATCACGGAAATCATATAAATGGCTCTTCAGTGGGAACGGGCAAAGCGCAACCGCTCGATACTCTTATTTGGACACCTAATGGTGCTAAAAAAATGGGTGATTTAAAAGTAGGTGATAAGATTTTGGGTGTTAATAGCGATATTCAAACTGTAATAGGAATTTTCCCACAAGGGGAAATTGATTGCTATAAAGTTACTTTTACAGATGGTACTTCAACAGAATGTAGTAAGGATCATTTGTGGACGGTTCATCTGGAAAAAGGAGGAGAAAGGGTTTTAACAATAAAAGAAATGGAAGAAAAGGGACTAAGGCGGATTCCTAAAAAAGGCTTTTATGGCAGTGGGCAACATAAAAGCTATGGGTTATGGCGTTTTGCTCTTCCTATTTTAGAAAAACCTATTGAATTTAACTCAAGAAAAGTATCTATTGATCCTTATACATTGGGTGTCCTTTTAGGAGACGGATGTTTTTCAAATGGAAGTGTGACAATTGCTAATCCAGAAATAGATATAATAAATGGGATTGTTTTACCAAAAGGAATGAAGAAAACATTTAAAAAACAAATTTCTAAAGCAATAGAAATTTGTTTAGTAACAACTGAATACTACAATCCCTTAAAAAGAGCACTTAAATTTTACGGATTATTGGGCAAGCACTCTTATGAAAAATTTATCCCTAAAGAATATCTCATAAACGATATTCAAACAAGAATTGAGATTTTAAGGGGATTGATGGACACGGACGGTACTGTTAGCAAACATGGTGCTGTTAGCTTTGAGGTAACTTCTTTGCAACTTGTAAAAGATGTAAAATTTTTAGCGACAAGTTTAGGGTGTAAATGTTATAATATTCGTACCAAAAAATCATATATAGGGAAAGTTAGACATAGAGACTGCTATAGATTGTCAATTACAATTCCTAAAGGATTGAATGTTTTTAAACATTGTAAACAAAAAATTGAAAGATCTTCTTTAAAAGAGAGAAGAAACCTTACAAGAAAATTTTTTAAAAAGATAGAGTATGTTGGGAAAAAGCAAATGCAATGTATTTCTGTTTCAAATGAGAATAATTTGTATTTATGTGATGATTTTATACCAACGCACAACACTATTTCGACTATTTTCTATGCTGAAATGCTTGATCTTTTTCCTTGTATGGTAGTCTGTCCGGCTTCTGTAAAATCCGGTTGGTTGAGAGAGTGGAAAGAAACGAACCCAAACAGACGGGTATCTATCATTTCCACATCTTCCCCACCGGAAGATTTTGAAGCAGACGTGATAGTGATAAACTATGACATACTTGGGAAAAGGGTCACAAAAGAAAACGGGAAAACATCTCTTGAAATAAGATTGGATGGAATGAAAAAGAAATCATTCTCCCTTGTGATAGCAGATGAAATTCATTTTCTCAAAAACAGAAAGTCCATCAGAAGCAAGTCTTTCAAAAAGCTGATACATAAAGTTCCTTCTGTAATAGGGCTTACAGGAACACTTATCATGAACCGTCCGGCAGAGCTTCTAAATATCCTGATGTTAATAGAAAGGATAAAGGAAATTGCACCGGACGACCAGTATCATCATTATTTTTTTGAAAGGTACTGCAATATGAAGGAAACGAACTTTGGTATGGACATATCAGGAGCTTCCAATATCAAGGAACTGAATCGTCTCTTGAAAGAATGCTGTTATTTCCAGGTAAGTAAAAGGGATGCGCTGAAAGAACTTCCTCCTATTTCGGAAAATGTTGTGGAATGCGAGATCACAAATAAAAGAGCCTATAAAAAGGCAAAGGATGATCTTTTGCAGTTCATTGAAGATAAGTTTAAGGACGAAGAAAAGGTTGAAAAAGCTGCAAGGGCAGAGTTCCTTGTAAAACTCTCGACATTAAAGCAATTATCCTTAGAAGGTAAAGAAAAGTTTATCAAAAAATGGGTGGAAGAGTGGATGGAAGCAAACGAAGAAGAAAAACTTTTGGTATTTGCCTCACAATCCACAATCCTTACAAAGATAGCCGGAGAGTTTAAGGAAGGGCTTCTTATTACAGGGGGCACTACCACAAAGAAAAGAGATGAAATTTTGCAAAAGTTTTTCTTACAAAAGGAAAGTAGAGTGCTTTTTGCAAATATAGGCTGTCTTGGTACTGGTGTGGACGGGCTTCAAAAGGTTTGTTCCAATATGGCTATCTTAGAACTTCCACCGCGTCCGAGCGACCTTGTGCAAGTTATAGGAAGATTGGAAAGAAGCGGGCAGGAAAATCCGGTTACGATCCAATACCTGCTATCACCGGAAACGATTGACCAGGACTTGTGGGAGATGTTGAAAGGAAAGAAAGATGTTACAGACATGTTAAACAAAGGATTCCAAGACGATACCAGTCTTATGATCCTTCAAAAGCATAAGAATGAGCGATAAACGAAAGGGAACACGGATCATTGAGGTTTGGACGGATGGAAGCTGCAATGCTAACCATCCCAAAAAACTGGGAGGTTCTGCCGTTTACATCAAATGGAAAGACAAGGAATATCATATAACCAAAGGACGTTCCTATACTACGACAGGAAGAAGAGAAACGGAAGCAATTCTTCTTGCACTTCGAGCAATAAAAAAGAATTTGAATGTAAAGGCAACCTTCTATATCGACAGCCAGTATGTTGCCAATCAGTTTCGTCACAAGTTCCTTGATTGGGCAAGGGAGAATCTTCATGTAGAAAATCAGGATTTGTGGGATGCTATATTTTCGGAAATGTTGTTGCATAGAAAACTTCGTGTTTCCGTAAAATGGATAAGAAGCCACCAGAAAGACTACAGCGATCCTATTGTATGTGGCAATTTCATTGCAGACTATATGGCTAATTACAAAAATTTTAAAGAGTATGAAAAAGAAAATCATTTACAATAACTTGATCCCTTTTAAGGGATTTACAGCAATCACTCTATTTCCGTTCATTTTTGCAAGGAAAGAATACGAACCTTTAGGAATGAGAACAATCATACATGAGAACATTCATCTAAATCAGCAAATAGAACTTCTTATAGTATTCTTCTATTTGTGGTATGTGATAGAATGGATTGTAAGATTAATTCAATACAAAGATTCCCATGAGGCTTACAGAAACATTTCTTTTGAGCGAGAGGCATATGAAAATGAATATGATGATGAATATTTGGACGTAAGGAAACCTTACGAATGGATTCATTATTTAAAAAGGGTGACAGAAACAAACGAAAAGAAGATGTTATGAAATGGAGTAAATATCAATTGGACATTTTTGATGCTTACGAAAACACCAACAAAAACATAGTGATTGATGCAACTGCCGGTTCTGGCAAAAGCAGAACGCTCAAAGAGTTATGTAATCGTACGCCAGAAAACAAGTCTTGTCTTTTTATGGCGTTCAACAAGAGCATAGCGGAAGAATTAAGATCGAAACTCCCTTATTATGTCGATTGCTATACTTTCCATGCGCTTGGACTTCGTACAATGATGAAAAATTTCCGGTTCAAAGCAAAAGTGAATGACGGCAAATGTTTCAAACTCTGCACGAAGCTGTTCCAATACAAAAAGATGGAATTTAAAGAAAGAATGAAGTATTTCTTTGCACTCCAGACATTGTGGAAACAAACAAGACTGTCTCTTTGCAAGATAAATGAAGAAAACATTGTTCCTATTACGATAGAATTTGATCTGGATTACGAAGAAGAAATGATTCCCGACCTTCTTGAAATTGAAAAGGCATGGAGAAATGATTGTACAAGGATAAACAACAATCTTGCTTTTGAAATAGATTTTGTGGATATGCTTTGGATTCCTTACACATTTTTAGAGCCAGAAAGTTTTCCGAAATACAATGTTGTGATGGTTGATGAGGCAAACGATACCTTTCTATTACAAAAAGAAATCATGCAAAATTTAATAAAGGCAAGAGGCAGATTCATTGCTGTAGGAGATAAAAAACAGATAATTTATTCCTTCATGGGTAGCGACTTGAATGTGTTTAATTCCTTAAAAAATGGTCCCAACACGATTACACTTCCTCTTTCTGTCACATACAGATGCAGCAAAAGGATAGTCGAAGAAGCTAATAAGGTATTCCCTGGGACGGAATGTGCGGAAGGAGCAAAAGAAGGTGTTGTCAGAAAAGGTGAGCTAAGCGAAGCCGCCAACGGAGATTTTGTTTTGTGCCGGAATAACCTTCCTTTAGTGGTAGCTTTCCTGCAACTCCTTAGAGAAGGAAAGAAATCATCTATAATGGGACGTGATTTTGGGGAAAACATTTGCCGCCTAATGGAAAATCAAACCAGTCTTGACGATATGTACCTTCTGTTGGACGATAAAAAACGAAAACTTATAGAAAAAGGTATTGCACCTGCCTCTGTGAAAAATCATCCGTCTTATGCTTCTTTGGAAGAAAAAGTGAAGATTGTGGAATTGCTATACGAATCGCATCAAGGAAATTTCTCTTCCTTAAAAGAAAAAATCAGAAACGTTTTCTCTGAAGACAAGAAAGGTATCATCCTATCCACTATTCATAAGAGCAAAGGATTGGAAGCTAACCGTGTTTTCTTTTTGAACCCAGAGCTACTTCCATCCAAATATGCAAAGACACCTAAAGCATTGTACGCGGAAGAGTGTCTTAAATTTGTGGCAATCACAAGAGCAAAAGAAGAATTGGTTTACTGTCATATCAATGCGGATATTGACCTCCACAAGTAACAAAACATCGCAAGGCGAAATGACGTTGAAATATTACTTTTAACAAGTATTTACACTTTCCGCCTTGTGATGTAATAATATATTCTTACATTTGCAGCAGCAAAAACAACAATTAAATTTTTAGATTATGGGAATTTTAGGATGGATTTGCACGACAGTTATGTTTGTTGCAGTGTGCGTTACAGCTCAATCAATGTTCAAAGATTACCTTTCTTACAAGAGTGAAAAATTTGATAACGACGAAGAAGATGAAGAAAAAGAAGACTAAACTGTACATCATTGTACCTCATGGGAATGGGAAAGTAACCCTTTTTTCGGCTGACAAGATAGAAGAACTTGTTCCTTTTCTTCCTTCAATGGAAGCGATAAAGACAAACATAAAACTTCAAGTGGCGAAATGGGAAAGAGATCATTCCTACAAGCCGCAACCGCTTACACTTAGTGTTCCTTTAGATGTTTTTCTGAAAGTGAAAGCTATTACAGGTGGGAAATGGAATGAAATACCTGTCAATCAAGGATGCAACGGTGTTCCTTCGGTACTTTTAATTCCAAACAAAAGGGAAACAAAAGAAGATGAACATAGTTGATGGGATCGTAGGGAATACTTTCATTGCTATAGACAGTGAAAAGCAAGCAATGAGATGCGACCAGATTCAAGAAGAAGGAAAGCTCGCGCTGACTGTTTCTTTAAAAAACTCACATAGATTTGGAAGAAGTCTTTCGGAAGCTATAAAATATGACTACTCCTATGTTGTGGAATGTATTTTGAGCACAGGCGACAGTTTCAGAGCCACAAGCGGACTTCTTTTAATGGATATGTGGGGAGACTGGATTACAGTTCTAAGATCGGAAGGAATACCGCTTTTTTCTTATGATTTTTCCGAAGATAGTAAGCAAGCGAAAGACTTTCTTTTTATAGAAAAAGTAAACTTCCTTCCACTGCCGGAAATTATTTTTAATCTTAAAACAGACGACCCTTCCCAAAACTTCGTTGTTCTTCCTAAAGGAAGTGACGGATGTGATTACACAAAAGGGATAGTAGTTCAATCGTTATTTAAACAGTGATAACATGTATTTTGAATCAGTTGTAAATTATTGGACGGATAACCCGGACGATTTCAAACCTCCAAGAATCCAGGTAAAGAGGCATCTTCTTGTTAGAGGTTACACCTATACGGAAGCGGAAGCAATATCTATAGAATGGGGAACAAAAGAAACAGAGGAAGAAATCAAAATATCACCTATTAAGGAGCTATCCATTTATACAGTGATAGAAAGCGATCCTGATGGCAAATTCTTTAAGGTTGATGTCCTTTACCCGGAAGAAACGCCTAAAGGGAAAATCAGAATGCAAAAGGTCTCTTTAATGGTTCAATCCGCATCAGACGTGGAAGCGATCGAGATCATAAAGAAGTATTTCTATTTTCTTCCTACAAGAGATGAGTTAGTAATTAAAGCCGTTACATTAACGGAAATCGAAGAATATCTTAAAACAGACGAATAAATATATGATAGAATAAAAACAGTTTTGTATTTTCCATAGTAATTTAAGTTAGATGATTCGCAAGGGAAAGATGGTTTGGGAAAATAATCTTTCCCGATTTTTAACTACATAAAACTATATCAATATGAGCAAAAGAAATACAAAGTTTCAAAAGTTGGCGTTGCTTATTAATTCAATAGATCGCCCTTTTGAGTTTTACGACCTTGCAAAACATACTTTGTTCTTTGCTGGCACGCTTAGAAAAACAATTTCCTATCTTTGTAAGGCAGGATACATCGAAAGGATTGAAAGAGGACGTTACAAACGATCCAAAACGATACCGGACGATATGAAGATCATAGATTTAGAGAAAATGGCTTATAAACGAGAATAATATGAATTTGACGACAATAATACTTTCAATTATAGTAGTACTCCTACTGGTTGCTGTTATTATCCTTTGGTTCAGGGTCAGGAATTTAAAAAATCATTTGCTTTATATCAATTCCAGAATTGACTCTGTAAGGCTTAACTACCTATTAGGATTAAGAAACAACTTAATTACATCTGAAAGATTTGAAGATGTAGAATATATCAATGAATTGATAAAAGATGAGTTTGGTATAGAAGATTTTAAAAATTTTTCAATGGATAATTTGATTGACATATTATAAATTAATTGGTTATGGAAATAAAAGTAAAAAGAATAACACCTATTGATTATCCATACACGATAGGTAAAATGTATATTGACGGAGAGTATTTCTGCGATACTCTGGAAGATACGGACAGAGGATTGTCCCAAGATATGTCAGAAGAAGAAATAAAATCAAAAAAAGTGTACGGACAAACCGCCATCCCTACTGGTAGATATAAAATTCTTATGAATGTTGTTTCTCCAAAATTCAGTAAAAAACAGTTTTATATGGATGTCTGTAAAGGTAAAGTTCCCAGGTTGGAAGGAGTAAAAGGATTCTCTGGAATTTTATTGCATTGCGCCGCGACAGCCGACAATGTGGAAGGTTGCATAGGCATAGGGTACAACACTATCAAAGGACAGCTTACCAATAGTAAAGAAGCATTTGAAAAGGTGTACAAAAAACTTTCTTCTACTGGCGAGGAAATTTGGATAACAATTGAATAATATTTTCCTGTATAATGTGCAAAAGTATAAATTCGAGTTATTAACCTATTAACTGGAAAGGAGGTGAGAAAGAAAGACTATCCTATTTACTCATATCAATAAATTCATTTTCACAAAGGAGGAAGCCGAAAATCCTTAATAGAGTAGGCATTTAACATTCTCGTTGTTAGTAAATTACGTTATTATGAAAGGGAGCTTTGAACTCAAACAATCAAGTAAGTTCTCTGCTCCCTTTCTCTTTGTTTAAACAAAATATTTAAAAGTATGTATAACGAAAAGAAGAGTATTCCGGTCTTTTATCCCCCTATCGAAAAGCCAAAAGAAACATTGCTTTTTCAAAAGGACACCACAAAAATAGTAACAATTCCCAAAGATTCAAAATATCCTGAACTACATGGAGAGTTGTTTTTGGGATAGGATGCTTTAATCATAAGCTCTGAAAACTGTTTTCCTGTTTGGAAGGATGGAAGGATCAAATCTTGCTTTCAGTCTAAACAGGATTTCTTTTTGCAGTATTTCTTCTTGCATTTTCATTTTTATCCTTGTTCCTCTGTAATCGCACAATATCCATTCCTGCCCTTCCCTTTTTAAAAGAGACAGACTTGCCCTTAGTCCTGCGTTCACAAGAAAAACCTTTACAGAGGGGCTTATTTTTACCTTTCCTCCTTTTTCTATTCTTGCAAGATACCTTTTAAGTTCCGGTAGCAACTTCTTTCTTCCGTCATTCTCCTGGTTCTGTCCTTCCAAAAGTTTTATCCCTCTTTCCAGCCATTGCAATTTCCTTCCTATTTCGTCCTCTTCCATTTCCCTTAGTTTGGACTTTATATTTCTATCTGTAATGGGTGTAATGGGCAGTCCTCCCCAATAGAAACCGTTTTTAGGACAAAGCTCATTAAACCTTTTTACACGGTTTAGATACACGTTTATTTTCCTGTCCTTGATAGTCATACCCTATTTGAGTTTAAGAGCTTTTAAGCGTTCTTTCACAGATAATTTCACTTCATCATCCAAATAAGTAGCCTCCTGTACTTCATAAGGTGACATTTCATCCAGGAACTTTTGGTTTTGCTGTTCAAGTTCGTCCCAATTGGCAGCACGGATCAGATCGCCCGGCAGCATAATTTTTTCTCTTCCAAGAATCATCTTATTAAAGCCGTTGAAGTCCTTGTAATAACTTGTGGCAAGCTGATGTACCAATACTGTAGGATCAAGACCAGATTTGGCAGCGACAAGACCAATTATAATCGAATTGATGGGAAGTGTACGGAACACACGTGAAACGTTTTCCTGTCCATGCAATGTGGCCGTAATATCTATCTTTCCGTCCACAGTCAGCTTTAGTTCGTTTCCCTTTACTTCCTTCCTTGCTTGTTCAAGCATGTTTCTGATCTCTCTTTCAAATATCAATGCCTTATCCTCTAAACCTTCTTCCAAGTATTTATGATACCTTCCCTGTAGGTCTATGATAATGGAGTTGATGATTTGCAGTCTCCCAGCTTCCGTTGCGACCTTGTATTGATTGGACGAAGCGAGAAACACGGCACGCTTACTTTCTATTTCCGCTTTTTTTCTTGCAAAGATGGACAGAAGTTCCTTTTGTGTCAGATTGATCTTCTTTTCCTGTTTTAGGATTTTCTGGACATCTTCAACGCCGTTCATTTCCCCAAATAGTTTCACAATATAGGAAAGAATATCGGGCGTAACAGACGAAAGCATTTCTTTTCGGTAAATGTCGTTGAAAACCGCTTTTTTTGCCCTTATATCCTCTATGAGAGGCATTATATATATTTCCTTTTGCCGTTGTGCCTTTTCTGCTGCTGTTTTCGTTCCTCCGTGTCGGATAACAAAACCTTTTGCGGAATAACTTTTAAGATCGGCCGTAAACTCTTCGCCTTGGCTACCTTCAAAAACAAAAAACCTTTGGGGCGATTCCGACAATGCCCTTTCCGCCATTTCAAGGGCGACAAATGCATCTTTCAATTCTTTGGACGCCGTTTGTATTACCTCTGGCGCGTTCTCTATTATTTCCAAAAAATCTTTTTGTCCTATTTGGGGAAATGACTTTAGTTCCTGATTAATTTTCTGTTTCTTCATTATCTATATCCTCCAGATTTGATTTTGTAATTTCCGCACTATTGAATTGAAAGCATTCTGATTTGTCAATATAGGGGCATTCGTTTATAAATTTGCAGCCTTCGCACTGAATAGAAGGCTTGCTAACAGACTTTTGTAACTTCATATTGATGAATTTTTAATGTTTTGTTTCCGGCAAAGTTACAACAAAATAGAAGCAAAACAAGTCCCTGTCTATACATCACGTACCGGCAGGGACAACAACTAAACTAATTACTAAATACTAATAATAACATAAACTAACATTACGACAAATATGGTTTTCTACTTTGTTAAGGTAAAGATAATTATTCTTACCGAACTTCCGGGTAAAATGCCATTTGTTTTAATTGATACATCTTTAATCTTTTCCCGTTCTCTATTTTATATCCGACATATATCAATTTGTATATGAACTGATAAAAGTTACCTGGCAAGAACTTTTGCTTTTGAGGTTTTAATATGTTTTTGACAAAATAACCTTTATAGAAAAACCCTTGTATTCTTTCTGAATCACTAAGCAAAAGTGTTTTCACAATATCTGTTTTTTTATCCAGATAGAAACAATACTCACATGTACTATACTTCCATGTAGTAAACTTTACTCCGTCTTTGGAAACATAGTGTAAAGTTTTGCCTTTCCTTGTGTCCATGTATTTTACAAATTATTTGAAATTACCTGACATCTCGTTTATCGCACTTTGTAAAATACTTTCTCCATCAAACTGGCATTCTATCTTTTTCCCATCATCACAAGAAACAACGATTTTCCCTATTTCGTCATACAAGACAATGCTTTGTATATTCTTTGCCGTTCCTATATCTCCATTTACGACATACGTCATTGAACTTAAATCGAGAGAAACAAGTTCTAACATATCGTCTGTATATTGCACGGTAGGCTTTGTTCTCTTTGTTTTACTTCTTTCCTTGTCATTTAAAGAGCTTTCTTCCCCATTTTGGACAGGTGATACTGTTTTACTTTCTTCTGACTCCAAAACCTTTAGATTAATCATTTTCCTAACTTCGATCTTTTGCCCGTCAACGACGCAAACAAGACCTAAACCTGGATCGTTTGAAACAAAACTGGTATAAGTAGGTGCATCAGCATTACAAGAAAGATTAAATTCTATATAGTCGCCATCTTTCGGCGTATCTTTATATATTGCGTCCAAGTGATTTTTATTTTGCTTATCGCAATTATCTAAAGAAACATTATCGTTATTTTGCTTAGAGATAGTGCCAATTTCTATTTTAGTTAGTTTATTCGGTTTGATAGTGCCAATACTATATTTATCAAAATATTTATTGATATCCTGTGCACTCATACAAAAGCATATATCAACTACTTTCGTTCCAAAAGATAGTTTTATTCCGTCAAAATATAAATTGCCGTTCCAATCGTCTATACATTTTAAAGCAACATCAAATATATAAAAATAATTGCCTGAAAATTCACTACTTTCTTTTAGTTCAAAAGAAAATTCAGAAAATTTGTAATTATTGTCTATACAATATGCCTCGTTACATGTAATTATTTTTATTTCCTTTGATCCTTTGATAACTTGAATCATAAAATAAGATAGCCCGAATTTCTTACATAGTTTTTGTTGTGTTTTGATACAATTTACAAATGATTTCGTGTCTTTCAGACAAATATTCATTTCTTTGTATAGTTTCGGGAAAACTGATCTGTAGTCTAAAAACTTTTCTTGCTTTTCAAAAGAATAAGACACTATTTTATCTGTGGCTGTATTTTTTACCGTAACTTTATACATTTCCTCGCTTTCGGTAACTGTGAAATTACAATTTCCCGCACCGATATTTTTAAGCACGTCAAACGGTATTAATATATCTTTAGTTTCACCCAAAACATTTTTAGCATCAACTCTTTTTGCTTTCAACATAAAACAATCCGTTGCATATATCGTACTATCCGTTAACGACAAATGCGCGGTATTTTCTATATATCTACCCACGATGTCCTTTCTCTCTGTTTTTACAGAGGTCAAAGATTTAATTACTTCTTCACTTAATTCTACTTCAAAAGAAGTCGCTTTTTGTCCTTCTTTTGCTTCTACTTCTTTGGTAAATTCTAATTTATCTTTTGCGCCGGATAACTTTTTAAATCTTTCCAGATATTCAAATACTTTAATAATGTCAAAACTGCATTTAAAATTTCCCTTCTCAATAGAAACAATGTTATCCGTTACACGACAAAAGTAAGATATTGTATACTTTTCGAATGAATCTACTTTAGTGTAATACGGTGATTTTTTCAAAGTTTTTACATACCGATCTGAAAAATAAAAACTAACACCTGTTAATTTGCCTTGTTTTGTAGCTTCTATATTCTTTTCAATAAAAGCATAAATATCTTTTATCGTGTATGTTCCTGGATCAGCGTTTTTAAAAAGTTCCTGGAAATAAACCTTTGCGATAGCAAAAAGTTCTATAAAAATATTCATAAACAATGTATCTGTATTATTAGTCGCTTTCATGATTATAATATTTTAAATTGTTAATAATTAATTGTTTATATTGTTAGTAGGGATAGTTTTTATTCTATCCCTTTATCTTTATTTACAATATCAATGTCTTCAGGCAATACATTTGTACAAATAAATTCGTTAATCAAATCAGAAGGAATCTTTTTATAGCAATCCGAATAATTAAAACAAAGTTTGTTACTATGATCGTAAAAAATTACATTGATCCAACTTATACCGAAAGAAACAACCGCCTTTTTAACTTCGTATTCTTTTTGCGCTTTTGCAATAGCTTTGTTTCTTTCATCTTCAATCTCTTTTAGTTCCTTTTGTTTTTGATCTTCTTTTCTTGCTTTGTCCCTTAATTCCTTTTGCGCATCAGATGCGTAGCCTAATTGATATAAATTTTCCAATGCTTCGCAATCTTCTTTTGGGAGCTGCTTATATACACGGTCTTTTCCTTCTATTTTTAATTTGCCGCCATTTCTTTTCTCTATTTCCTGGATAGCTTCACTGGCTAAATTTTCCCAATTTTCGGCAACACCCAAACGAAAAACCAAATAATAAAACAAATCTTTGTTATCTGAAGCGTTACGCAAAATTTCAATTGCTTTCATATCAGAAATATTATACATTTCCGAAATTTCCCGGTCTGTTTTGCCTTCATTAATATGATAGCGAATATTGTCTATATACATAGGTTGCCCTAAATGGTTGCAAGTATGCAATTTTTCAAATATAGAAAGTTCAGGTTTAAAATAGGTGATAATATCACCTATTGCTCCGGAAATAAAATCATAATAACGTCTGTTACCTTTCTTTACTTTGATTTCTCCGGTAAAACTAAACGTTAAATGCCCGTTGTTGCAATCATCATTTAATTTTATCGAATAGATAAATATATAATTACCAGGGCAAAAACAAGTATTGTTTATTTGGGTGCTTTCTTTGAAAAATTTGGTAAATGATCCACAAAAGCCAATTCTATTCATAAATTCTTTTCTTTCGTTGTTGTTAGCTGTAGTTGTCATAATGTTTTGCTGCGTTTTGCCAAGGTTTGCGCACCTTGTTTAAAAATTAGTTGTTATTATTAGTTCTTTTCTTTAATAC